ATGTTTACTGGGCTTCCGAGGATTTTTTCTTTGGAGCAGAAGACGGGAATCGAATTATTAATCAGACTGTTTTTTATCAATTCTTTCGCTTCAGAAGTGCTTAAGCCGCGCGAAATCACTGGCTTATTTTGTTTTTATAATTTTTCGTTTTCCAACGTTCCTGAAATTCTAAAGGGTATTTTAAAGGGTAAATTTTAAGGGTATTGGCAAATGGTTAGACCGGAACCATAAGAGCAGCTAGCTAACAAAGGACCCCCTGAAGCAATCACTTCCGACGGTTCACTTTTTGATATTATGCATGACCACATATCGTCATGTTTTATCTACATTCATGCGGATTCGAGGATTATCAATTCTGTATAAGTCCTATAATTACACTCGGGTCAAAAGAAACCGCTTAGGAATGCAATCTAAGCGGTATTTTTATGCCTTTTGACCACTAAAGGGTTGTGGTGGAAAGGGGATGTGTTTTGACTCGGAGTCAAGAGACCGTGAGTTCAAGTAACTTTGTGCATGTGCACAAGGGTAGGTTTTACTTAAAAATGAGTAAAATCCTAAAACCTGCTCATTTTGAACAAAAGGAAAAAGGGTGTCGGAAATTCCGATGTCCTTTTAATTTTAGCTTTTTTTTAATAATCACAGCTTGTAATTCTACCATCTTCACTTGTGGTAATGTGTAATACTCCGTTAATTCCCTGCACGTTTATAGGGTTGCTGGATGGACGATACAAACCATCCGATGGCAGCACATTCCTGCCGTTAACTGTAACGCCATCAGAATTGATTTCTAATCGACTATTACTGGCAGACAGCACAATTCTTGTTCCGTTGCCTGCCAGCGAAATGTTTGCCTCACCTTCGCCATTAATCCCTTGCGTCTGGATTGACAGCGAATTCCCGCTTCCCGGTACTGGAATTTGCAGGCCGCTATGATATGTACTGCCGCTGCCATCTGGAATACCTGTATAGATATTCACATATCGCTTTGCCATTAAGCTAAAATCATTGTTTCCGTATGAGCCTATAATTCCGCATGGTGTGCCTTTTGTGCTGATTTCCATGCCGTCCATGCTGTATCCAAAGAGATCCTGACCGCCCATTGTAGCACTGAAACTGCTGCCCTTGCCTATCAGCTTTGTAACTGCAGCTTCTCCAGTATCCAAATCAAAGTAGATGCTGTCATCCGCAGATTTCAGCCGTCCTGCCGTAATATCACCAGCGACAATTTGCAGAGCATATATAAATTTTCCCAAGATGTGGCCATCCATTGTAATGGCGGTTTCATACGGACCGTTTATGCCGTTGCTGCTGTACCCGAATCCATTGATATTCCACCGCCAAACGTGCACGGCGGTGTTAATGTCTTCCGTGTCCATAATCAGGATTTCCTGCGGCTTTTTATCTGCGTCCGTTTTAATGACAACGTGCCCTCCCTTAGCACCGGTAATCAAGCCTGTAGCTTTGCTGACCGCGCCATCAATCAGGGATTGTACCGACTGCGGCACTTTTGCAATCTGCTGCTGCAACTGTGTGTAACTGTCTACAAAATTACTTTTTGCGTCTCCCAACTCTGCTTCATCCACACGCTCTTGCAGCACATTGTAGGTGATTTTGTTGACGCGCGCTTTTGCATCCACGCCTAGCCGGTCAAAACGCACGGTCACGGTGTCGCACAGATTCACACGTTCCAGCAGTGGGTTTCCCGCGTATTCCGGCAGCATCCAAAGTGGCACATACTTAATGGTAAGTGACACTTTCGGTACACCTACATCATTGTTTTTTATGTACTGCTCTGCATACTCTTTCAGCTTATCTTCTGAAATGGCTGGCTGTGAATCACCGTCACTTTTAAACTTGTCTGAAAAATCGACAAGTAGTGCTTTTGGGCGGGCAAATTTATCCGCATTCGGGGCGTTGACGTATTTGCCGGACAAGTAGTGGTATGCGTCCACACCGTCGCTGCTGGTCTTGACGTATGGCACGACGCAGGTATAGGTGCTGTCAATAGTTTCGTCCTGTGTCAGGTCAGTGAGATTCTTGCCGTACTCCACCGTTACCCCGTTATCGCGCCCACGGTGGGCGTGCAGTATAACCGTGTAATTATCCCATTCGTATTCGCCGCCGAACGTGTCCAGAACAGATCCATCCGTGCCACCCATAATTTCACGGACGTTATGCGGCCCCGCAAATTTTACCGCATTGCTTCCGGTAATATCAGATACAACCTCAAATTTGTGACTGAATGTGGCTTTGCTGAACAAATCCTGCAAAACCGTTCCGGCAGAACCGGAGCAGTTAAAATCCAGTACTGGATTTCCGGCCAGTTCATAACTGATATGTTCCGCGTACACTGTGATTATCTGGTTTAGCGGTTTCGTAATGTGGTAAATCCGAAACAACTGTGGATTAGCGGTGTCGTTTGGCTTTGCTTTGATGATGCACTGGTTTTTAATGCTGTCATACAGCTGACCGCCTACCGGATAAGTCATTTCCAATTCATAGGGGCCATTGCGCTCCTCGGTCACCGTACAGGTGAGCACATCTGTTAAGCATCCCAACCCGTCAGAATCAAATTCATTGGTATCCAGTTTGTATAAAATAGGTATCATAGTGTACACCACCTCGGAGTTATCATAACATTGTCACATCCTGAATAGCGAATCCCGCAATCACCGGGCGGCAGTTCTGGATAGCCATCACCATGCTTGCTTCCAGAAAGATTTTGCGTACCCTTGTAAATCTGCATCCGTTCGCTGTCAATAGTGGCATTTCCATCAACAGCAATCGTCCATGACCGGTCACCGACTTCAAGTGTGGCTGTTCCGTTCCCTAGAATTTCAATTAACGGTTTCGCTGTGAATGGGAATGGATTGTTTAAAACAGTGCCACTTTGTACTGTTTGCGGTTCCATGCCCCTTATGGAATAAGCAAAAGGTTTGCAGTCAAAGGAAAGTGTCTGTTTTAAAATGGTGTTTGCTTCTGCATTAGCATTAAACTCACCTTTAAAACGTCCATACCGAACAAAAAGTGTATCATAAGTGTCCCATAGTGGACGGTATACGCCCGGTTGACTTTGCAGCCATCCTTTTATAGAATGTGCCCATGCGTATTGACTGGAATATTTGCATACATGAGGATTTATGTAGTTGTTGGCAGGGGACATATAAGACCATGTATCATAAGATACAGTAACATTCTTAAAATAGCCTTTGTCGATTAATAGGGAGCCATCCCGTCCGGGGATGCTTACCTCTTCAACGTCACGCTCTGCACCGCTTATCTGTGGCGGTGCTTCAATAACAATCCCATAATTGTAGGACGGTTCACCCCCAAAATTGAAACTATTGATAATTCCGTCAAACCACCGATGTGTAATTTCCATATGCTGCCGCCCTTCTGCGCTGTAAAAAATCTAATTCTTCGCCTATTTGCTGTGCTGTACGCTTTGGATTGTTGATGTCCTGTGCATACACATTAATGTTGTACTGTGGCTGCACAGTGGCAGCAGTTGACTGCGTATTCTGTGCGGGGCTTCCCGCATAATACCCGGTCCCAATATTTGCAGTTACTGGTACATTTGCCGTAAGGCCGTTAATGGACTGGTGCAGACTGTCTGACATGGTGCTTGTTACGCTCTGCATATTGTTTGCAAAGCCCTGCCCGATACCCAGCACCATGTTTTTACCGACAACGTCAGCCATTACGCGGGACGGAGAGTGGATACCCAAGGCACTTTTGATGCCATTTACGATGCCATTGCAGAATCCAGTAATCTGATTCCATAGCCAACCTGCTGCACCACTGATACCGTTCCAAATTCCGGTAACAATGTTTCTGCCGATGTCCAGCATTTTACCGGGTATGGACTGGAAAAAACCCACAATGCTGCTGACAATGCGTGGAAAATTAGATGCAATAAATGAACCCATGTTTCCAATCCATGTTCCGATGTTGGTTACAATCTTGCAGAGTTCAGTCCAAATCCTCCCCGGAAGCTGCTGGAAGAACGAAACAACTGATTGAACGAAACGTGGGAAATTAGAAGCAACATAGGAAATGCAGTTGCCGCCCCATGTCGTAACTTTTGTAAACGCCTGTACAAGGAAATTCCATATCTTTCCCGGAAGCTGACTAAAGAATGTGCCAATATTATTTATCAGCTGCGGAATTGCTTGACCAGCCCACGCGATTGCATCCGCACCAAATTTAATCAGTTTGCCGATTGCAAATCCCAATGCATAGCCGATATTTTCAGGCAGCTTCATAAACCACGTTTTCAAATTATTGAGAAAATTCGGAATGCCCTGCGTAAAGAATGTTACAATGCTATTCCAAAAACTTTGAAGCGCAGTTGTGATTGTAGTCCACAAACCGGAAAAGAACTGCGGAAGCGTTTGAAAAAACGTAACAACCGACTTGACCGCATTGACAATGCCATGGAATATTGTCCCGAAAAATGTGCCAATCGTACTGAAGAAAGCTTTAATGCCGTTCCAGATGTTTATAACGGCGGTACGGAATCCAGTATTTGTATCCCACAAGTGCTTTATTGCAACTACAGCTACACCAATAATTGCGATTACCGCACCAACTGGATTCATCAGCATCCCCACCACTTTTACGATTGAACCTATTGCCGTTATCATCTTTCCGGCTATTAGCAGCGCAGGCCCCACCGCTGCAACCACGGCTGCTATTTTCACAATTTGCTGCTGTTGCCCTGCTGAAAGTGCAGAAAACTTATCTACCAACTTCCCAATGAGAGTAGCGATTTTTGTAATTGTGGGCGCTAATGCGGTTTGAATTTTAATAGCGGCTGTTTCTAATGAACCTTTCATCTGCTCGATTGCGCCTTTTGTATTGCCTTGCATTGTAGTAGCCATCTGCTGCGCTGCGCCATTGGAGTTTTTTAGTGCAGATGTTAATTGATTAAGGTTGCCACTCCCATCTTTGAGTAATACTTGCATTCCACTCAAAGCATCTGTACCCATAATGGTTGCAATCTTCTGGTCGCGTTGCTGGTCTGTCAACCCTTTTGTTTTTGTACCCAACTCTTGTATAATTGTTGACAATGATTTCATTTTGCCAGATGAATCATAAGCAGAAAACCCAATACTGCTCATTGCGTCCGCTGCCGTACTGGATGGATTCATAAGATTTGTTAATGCGCCGCGCAAAGTAGTACCTGCCTGTTCGCCTTTGATACCGGAGTCAGCCATTTCACCAATTGCAGCGGTAACTTGTTCTAAACTCCATCCTGCATTCTGCGCAACAGGTGCAATGTACTTCATGGCTGCACCTGTATCCGCAACAGCGGCATTTGTCTTAGCAGCATTTTGTGCTAACACGTCTGCAACGTGTCCTGCATCACTAGCAGCCAAGCCAAAACCTCTTAAAGTAGATGCAGCAATATCAGATGATGTCGCTAAATCTTCTCCACTGGACGCTGCAAGGTTAAGCATGCCCGGCATTGCTTCCATAATTTCTTTTGTGGAAAATCCTGCGGATGCAAGGTTTTCCATGCCTTGTGCAACTTCACCCGCACTATAAGCTGTGCTCTGCCCTAAATCAAGCGCTTGCTGTCTTAATTTATCAAAGTCACTGCCTGTTGCACCACTGATCGCTTTAACTCTGCTCATTTGTGCTTCAAAGTTGTCGCCTACTGTAACGGCGGCTGTACCAATAGCAAGAACAGAACCAGTAACAGGCAAAAGTTTTTCACCCATGCCGCTGATTTTATCACCGGTATTTTTAACTTTTTCACCTGCAAGCTGAAACTTTTGCCCTGCAACAGAGCCAAACTCGCTCGCCTGCTTTTTCAGACTTTTTAGCTTATCCTCGGTTTGCTCAATTTCACGCTCAAAGGCACGGTACTTTTCTTCCCCAAGGTTTCCGCTTTCAAACTGCTGCTTTACCTGCGACTCCACAGATTTCAGCTGTTCAAGCTTTTGCTTAGTTGCGTCAATGGATTCTTTCAGAACCTTTTGCTTTTGCGCAAGCAGTTCCGTGCTACCGGGGTTAAACTTCAACTGCGTGTTAATCTGCTTCAGCTCACTTTGCAGACTGTAAGTTTCTTTGTTGACATCTTTCATAGCCGTTGAAAGCTTCGTGGTGTCGCCGCCAATTTCAACGGTAATGCCCTTTATGTTATTTGCCATAAATTCTATCATCTCTGCTTTCATTCAAAATAAGGCTGTCTCCAACTACAGGAGCCAGCCCTATCAATCCATTATTTCTGCCCGAACAGTTTGCGAAGTGTTTCTCTGTCCGGCTCTGTCTGCTGCTGCACCCAGCAGCGTTCCAGCCAGTCACGGCCATCCTCTGTCATAGACGCATTGTAAATCACAGCATCCCGCAGATACAGCCAAAACACAAATACATTCAGCTTGTCAAGCTGTGCAAAATTCATGCCGGTAAACCGCTGCACAAGCTTTCTGTCCAGAGTGGATATGCTGTAATGCCCCTCCGCTTCGTTTACGTCCCCATGGCAAGAGGGAGGGGCTAATTCTTTTTTGTGTCAGCCATCCAAGTAAAAAATGCGTCAAGCAAACCGTTCAGTTCGTCAAAATCCATTGCTTCAATGTATTCCCGCGGAATTTTAAAACCAGCTTTGTTGCTGTCAAGCAGCTTTTCCACAGATTCCCGCAGGGCTTTAATTACGTCTTTTTCACTGTCTGCGTTACCAACACCGTTTACGGACTCCATCAAATCTTCCATGACTTTCAGCTTCGGCGGCTTGACTTCAACCGTTGTGGTGTGGTCTTGCCCATCCTCATCTGTAACGTGCAATTTCACCGAAAAATAACGGCGCTTAATTGCGGATACGTCATACATAATCAAGCACCTACCTTAGTTTCGGTAGTTGCGGCTGTAGTGGTAGGCAGCGTTTCATCATAAATAATTAGCGTACCTTCGCCATCGCTCGGCTGTGCCTTTACCTCAATGTCCATGTTTCCGGAATCGTCAGCCTTAAAGCCCAGTTTGAAGCCGCCGGACTGCGTACCAACCACTGTCAGACGAACATCTCCATACTGTGCATCTTTGTGAACGAATCGAAACAGGTACAAAGTGTTGTCCACATTGCCAAGGCCGCCAATTTTTACAACGCGGTGCCCGGGCTTTGTGGATTCATCCACACGGGCAGTCGGGGCAAATTTTTTGAAGTCGAAGCTGCTCCACGCAATCATGGAAGCTTTCAGCGTGGCTTCTTCGGCCGTTACAGCGTCGCGCACATATACGCCCAAATCATCCTTGAACTCTTTGATGGTCGGCTTGTACTCGCATTCAGCACCTTTTTCAATGCCGCCCATCAGATTATCTGCCGTTTCGATAACAGAATCTTCCGGGACTTTTCCCGATGTAAATGCAACTGCGTAAAGCTTGCCGCTTCCCAGCGGGATATGAATATTTTTATTGTCAGCCATAGTTAAACCCTCTCATTAATTTCAAAGCTGTATATTGTTTCAAACATTGCTTCATTCGAAAGCCATATTTGTTCACGGCGGTATTTCACAGCCGCATCATTCAGCAGTTTTTCAAGTGCTTCTCCGTATTCACTGCTGTCTGAATAACGTTCCACAGTAACCGAATGCTTGTACAGACTGTTTTTTAAGTCCTCGCCGCCTGCTGTTGTGTTATCGAAATAACAGATATATGGAAGCAGCGGTGCATCATCCGGTAGGAAGCAGGTCTTTGCAACTGGTTCCCCCGTCTGCTCCAGCCATGCCTGAATATCAAGCATTTTCAATCACTTCTCTTATACGCTTTTCAACTGCCGCGTTTGCTTTTTCCTCATTCGGCTTAATATGTACAATGGCTTCAACCCGCCCGCCATTGCGCTTGGCATGCCCATTTTCCAGCAGGTGCGTCAGCTGATAGTCAGTAGAATTGTGCACAGTACAGGTCACAGAAAGCGGCGTTTCAGCCGTTTGCACTTTCCAGCCGCGCTTATACTTTCCGCCGCCCTTTTTCCGAACCGGGCTGTCTGCCTTAATGCCCTCGCAACACTCCGCTGCGGTTGCTTTGACAGCTGCTTTGGTACCGTCAATTACTTTATCGGTATAGCCTGCCAGTACTGCCGAAATGGTCGCTCCCAGATTGTCCGCACTGCATTTTATATTGTCAGCCATGCTGTTCACCTTTTTTCATAGTCAGGTACAGTTCCACTGTGTCACCTTTAAAATAGGTACGATACACGGTGTAACGCCCAGCGGCAAGCTGTGGACTTCCGATATACTGCACAATGGTTTCGCCCGCATAGTCCTCTGCGTGAACTGCAGCACGGGCGGAAGGCTTTATGCTATTTTGCCGTGCATTTGCGTCCTCTGTACCGGTAACACTGCTAATATCGCAAAACGCAGTTCGTGCCGTTTCATTCGCTGTACTGCCGGTATATGTACGCTTAACCAGCGTGATTTCATCCGAAAAATACAAGTGGCTGTTTCCTCCCCTATCACGACTTACCGGGCACTGCCCGGCAGTATCGTGATTTGATTTATTCCGGCTGCCGCATCTTGCGAATGCCGTCAGCCATCAATAAGTAGTCTTCACGGTTTCGGTCTGCATCGTCGCCGTTAATGCCAAACTGCCAGCGGGCAAAGCAGCGAACAGCGCCAAGAATCAGCGGATTGGCTTCATCTTCTGCAACTGCTTCCGCTACTCCCAGCCGCTCCAAATCAGCGCGGCACTGCTGCACAATATCGGTCAGTTCTGCATCAACATGCGTTCCGCTGCTTCGGCGAACCGCAAAGCGGACTTTATCCAGATATTCAGGAGTTACCGCTTTCATTGGCTATGCCTCACTTGCCGGAAGCTGCTGCCGCCTGCTTAATAATCTGCATACCGTGATATACAGCAAGGTCAGCATTTGCAGTTGCAAGGCCGCGAACCGCCATCAGATTCTTTGCAAAATACTCGCCGCCCTCATCAGTGGAAACTTCATAATCACCCCACATCGGCATTTTAATAGCTTTCGGCTGCCCATAAAGCTGGGTACCATCTGTCAGACTGGAATTGATAGAAAATGGCACACTCAAACCACCATCTGTAATAGTGCCATTGTTTTCATCTGTGAATTTAATATCGTACAGCGCACGCTTTTCATTTGTGCCGCGAACCTTGCCCAGCGTGTACAGGTCACCTTTTGTAAGGTACAGCTTTGTGCCGCCGCCAACGGATTCATCCGAACCAAAACCAAGTACAACATTACGCAGATAGTCCGCATCCAGTGCAATACCGTTTCGGGTTTCAGCAAGCGCAGAAGCCAGAACAGCCGCAACAATCTTTGCTTTTGCGGTACGGCGCAGAGCCGTGCGGGCACTGTTTTCCACATTTGCGGCATAGTTCACGTTTGTCATCTTAGCAACCTGATTGCTGATAGTGTCCACAATACCCCAAGTGGCCGGGTTAATGGTAACGTAATCATAATCCGCTCCGGTTCCAGTAACAGCGCTGCCATCCGTCACATCTGCTGCGATGGCATCCGTCTTTTTATACGGGATTTTCCAAGAGCCGGTACCGGTCGCGTCAATCGCTTCAACATCATCCACAATGGAAGATACAGCCTGCGACAGGTCGCCAATGGTTTCAGAAATGCCAGCAGGTGCTGCGATTTTGCCGGTAGCAAGTACAGAACGCTGCTCAATGCTCATATGTCCAGTACTGCGGAAAACATCTGCACGCTTCTCAATTCCGGACTTCTCAGCGGCACGGCTCTGCGGGACTTTTCCGGGCTTCAGCTGGTCGGTCAAATCCATGTGGGAACGAATCTCTTTTTCCTCCGAGGCCAGCGCATCCGCTTCTGTTTTGATTGCCTGCATACGCTCTGTGGTAGCAGTCAGTTTGCCATCATCGCCTCGCTTTTCAACCTCTGTGCGAAGTGCTGTTTTACGGCTTTCGATTTCTTTCAAACGTTCCATTTCGGTTGTCATAATCAAATTACCTCATTTTTCAATAAAATTGTTTACAGGCTCAAAAGTACACCGCACTCTGCGGCCAGTTTCTCACGTTCTGCCAGATTATCAGCAAACTCCTGCTGCTCTTCTGCGGCTCTCCGCTCGCAGTAGCTTCTGGCGCTTATATTGGTAGCCGGGTTTGCAGGAATGGAAACAGCGGATACATCATACACTTTGCCGATTTTCAAAATTGTGCGTGTGTGTGTAGCTGCATCGTAGCTGTCCGCATTCACTGTAAAAGCCCAACTCATGCCCTGAATCAGTCCGGCGGAAATATCATTAAAGATGTTCCGTGCCGCATCGCTTTTGGATAGGTCAGCGGCTACAAAAATGCCGTGCGGGTCGCTCGGGTCAACCAGCAGCGTATGATTGCTCTGCCGCGCCAATACGCGTCCCTCGTGGTCGTACTGCATAATCACATCTGACAAATCTGCTTCGTCTAATGCGTGCCGGTCAATCTGCTCTTTATAGTCCACACCGTCAATGCTGCCCAGCACATAAGGCTGGTTGTATGTAGTGGCATAACCCTCCACATAATTTTCTGTGTCAAACTTTTTATCTGCACCATCTGTCGGTGCAGCAAGAATCTGCATGACACGGTATTCACGTTCTTTCGGTTTAAACGGCATTCTCGCCATCATCCTTTCCGTTTGTTTGATGTTTGGTCATATCCTCTGCCTTGATATAATTAAGACTTACAAGGCGCTTGTCGCCGTTCTCTACCGGTGCATATCCCAGCAGTTCGCGGTATTCATTTGTAGTCAGTAAACCAAGTTCTTTAGTATCCGTTACAATATTCAGCTTCGTCTGCCAGCTTGCGCCGGTGGCTGCACCGCCAAAAATCAGAATTTTATTGCCGAAGTTCTTTTCTGATTGGCTGAACAGTGCCGTTGTAAACGCCTGACTCATAGCCAGCCAGCGTGGCTCAATAATTGCGTCATAGTAGTTCTGCATGGTTTGTTCTGATGCTGTGTTGTTCACAACTTCGCGCGGCGTACGCCAGTAACTGTAAAGCCTGTCTGTAATCTGCTGCATTTGCGCGGCGTTTGCTGCCCATGTTGACACAGACAGTGGAACATAATTTTCCGTTGCATCCAGTGAAACAATGCCGCCGTTTTTGGCCGCGTCGCTCATACGTGATACAAATTCATCCTGTGATTTCTTTACATCATCCGGTGAAAGCATGGTCTCCTTTTGCTTAATCATTCCGAAAATCTTTCCGGAAACATTGGTTGCAGAGGACAAACCTTCATCTATGTTCTGCACCATTTGAATTGTTTCAGTAACAGGTGCATTTCCATTACCCGCAATGCCCGAAGCGTCATAATGTCGGCGCAGGATTACCATATCTTCCAATGGTAAAAGGTGCTGTTCTCCGTCCATATCGTAAAACTGCACTGCGTACCCGCCGCCAATAATTTGCCGAAATTCAAACTGCTGATAAGCAATCGGCCATATTGCTTTCGGGTTTATGGCTTCATCCCACTGAATCCACGCAAGTGCTGTGTTTTTTAAGTCCAACTGCCAACTCGTCGCATACAGGAAATCGTAAGTAGACATTAAAGGGTTTGGCTGCTGAAACAGCTTCGTGTAAGGGCTGCTGCGGTTGATTTGCTTTACACGCCCCTGTTTGTCCTGCACAACGTGGAACACTTGTGCTTTTGCCGTGTGTGTAGCATTACAATCCAAAATCGCCCGCGTGATTTCCTGCCCGTCAATAGCCCCGTTCCACAGTTTTGAATGTGCACCGATGCCAGAAATATATGTTGTTTGTTGATTTGTTTTCTTTGGAAAAAACCTGCTGAAAATTCCCACTGTATCACCTCGCAAGACTTAAAATATACTCGGAATGATTTTGCAAGCCTACCCATGCATTCAGCAGTGAAATCATTCCATCTATGCGCCGGTTGCGGGCGCTTTTCACTGGCATAACGGAGTCTATGCCGTCTTTATTTCTGCTTTTTACAGCCGTGTTTAAAAGGCACCAGCGAAGCATTGGATTATTCTGATAAATTACCCGGTGTTCCTCAAATGTGCCTTGCAACAGCTTCATTGGGTAAGTCCACGTAAAAGGTCCCTGCCGGATTTTTTCCATGTTAAAGCCTGCTTCCGTCATTTGCGGTGCCCAGTAACCAGACAGCGCCGCATCATAGCACACCCTCAAAGGACGAATGTCATGCTGTTTCACCATGTCTACAAACCACGCTGTAACGGCATTGTAGTCAACAGTTGCACCGGGGCATATCGTAAGCCATCCCAATTCTGCCCAACGCTGATAAGGCGCTTCACGGTCACTGTTGCTTGCACCACCCAACGCGTCTATTTTAGACTGCGGAATAAAATACTTTTGCAGAACGTAATAGTTTTCATCTTTCGGCTTCACAATCAGCAGTGTGGCACAGGTAAGGTCTGTTGTTGCTGACAGGTCACACCCGCCGATTGCGTAACTGTGTTCCAGATAAGACATCGGTATCACGGCTTCATTGACTGCCTGTTCAAATGTAAGCCAGCCGGTACTGCTGTTTTCAAAAATATTGAAGTCTTTTGTCAGCAGTGTAGGGAGAAACGACGGGTCACGTTTAGCTTGTTCAACGTGTTCCCGCAGTGTTTGCAAACTCTTAATTTGTCCAAGCCCCGGGTTTGCCTTTTCCCAGCAGTCTTCTTTTGTCCATTCATCCCGGCTGTCCAGTTCGTAAATCAGCGGAAGCGTGCGGAAATCATGGAAACCATCATCCCACATTGCAATATGAGAAGCGAATGTATATTTATCGTCGAAGAATGCTTCCCTTCGGAAACCGTTTGTAGAAATCATCCAGTAAAGCGGCTGTTCTCGGAAAGACTGGGATTGCTTCATTACGTCATATAGTTCAGAGTCCGGTTGTTCGTGCCATTCATCCTGACAAACAAAGGAAGCGTTTAAACCGTCCAGATTGTTTGACTTTGCGGCAAGGACTTTAATGATTCCAAAATTGTGGCTGCAATAAATATCACACCGCCGCTTTCGCTCTGTATCCTTTAGAGCCGGTGACTGTGCCCGCATATTACAGACTTCCTGAAATACCTGTCCTGCTTGGTCGCGGCTGTTTGCAACGCAGTAAATTTCGGGGCCGTTCTCTTTGTCATCCAGCAGCATATCATGCAGCACTGCGGCTGTTTCTGTGGATTTCCCACACTTTCGCCCCCGCACGTCTATAACCTCACGAAAGCGCCGCAAATTGTCCTTGTCTACCCAGCCAAAAACAAGTTGTAGTTTTGCCAGCTGAAATAATTCAAACTGGATTGGCTGACCGCCGCGCTTCCCCTTACTCTGCTTACAGAAATGCTCCATAAAGTCAATGTGGTGCTGTCCAAGTGCCGCATCAAAATGATAAGGGAAATTGGGCGGTGGATTGTCCATCCACCTGCATTCCCGCTCATAAACAGCAGTAACTTTTTTATCAGATGCTATTTTGCCGTCTTGAATGGCTTCCAGATACTTCTTTGGCCAATTCACAATCACTTAGCACCGCCGCCATTGACAAAATCTATCATTTCGGCTGCTGCATCTCGGTCGCCTGTATCCGGCAGCAGTTCCAGCAGCTGTCGTGTCACAGCGCTGTATGTTTTTGTGTACCGCTCCACCAAATCGGCTGCAACGCTTTTTTTCGTGCCGGACTGGTGTTCCCCGTTCTGATAAACGTCCACAAAGCCATCACGCATGATGATTTTGTTCAGTTCGTCCAAACATACAGCCAGAAAAGCGGCCTGCTCAATCAGTCCTGCAGCAGCTTTCAGCTTCACCGCGTCTGCATCTTTCAGAATTTTCTTGAATTCGGAACGCTTTCTTTTAATCATCTTTTCGCGCTCCGCTTCGGTATAAATATGCTCAAAATTTGCCATTTCCCATCACATCCTAACTGCTTTTTACTACACCCACGCGGCAAAATCGCAATCGGTTTTTGGGAGGAGCATTGCAACGGTCTTCTCTCTGCTTCCCAAATCCGGCACCCGGGGGGGGATAGTCATTTCCTAAATTTCGTAAGTTGCCCGTTCTCATCAAAGTAATACCGCATATCGCAGTCAATGCTTTTTCTCCCATGCTCTGCCATCGTTAATGTCGTGTGGCACTTATGGCACAGACATTGAAGATTATCAATGTTAAGTGCTATGCTCGGGTTGCCTATATTCTCCGGTGTCAGTTCCCGTATATGGTGAACCTCCGTTGCTCTGGCTCCGCAAAAAACGCAGGTAAACATATCGCGCCTTAGTGCCTGCTGCCTGACTGCTTTCCATACAGCACTGCGATAGAAAGGCTTTGCCCATTCTTTAGCCACTGGTGGCACCTTGCTTTTCAGCAGTAGCTTTCATGTTTTTGAGTGCCATTAACTTTAATTTGGAAATATAACAGCGTGACACCCCGAACTGTTTTGCAATCTCCTCCTGCGTAAATCCATAAAAGAAATCTAAAACAATTACTTGGCGTTGCTTTTCTGGAATGGCAGCAAGTAATGATTGAAGATATATCCGTTTATCACTGTTTACATAAACTTCTTCTGATTCAGTGTCAGGCAAAATATTTTCGAGCGTACCATTACCATCTTGCAGCGTCGACACATCTAAACTCGTACAATGATTTAACGTTCGCGGCGCAAGGTTTCCTCTAATTCCTATCAGCTCATTAAAGCAATTCTTTAATGGAAGATTCAAGAACGTTGTAAACTTCCAACTGTTTTCTGGATTGAAATCTCTTATAGCATCTAGCAACGCGAAAAATGCTGCTTGATTACAATCGTCCAATTCAACGCCACAACTTGCACATTGGTTTTTGTGAGAGTTAAAAAAAAAGTTTGCTTTCTGAAAACAAATTTTCTTCACGTTTTCCCACAGTTCCGCAATCGCTTCTTTATCTCCGCCTTTGGCTTTTATCGCCAGTTCTTCGTTTGTCATATTTAAAATCACCATTCGGCTAAAATCAAATTAAAGGGGCATGGAAAATACCCCACATTTGTTAAGCTGCCCTGAAAGGCTTTCGCACGCTTAGAGTGCTATCCAATTTCGCTTGGCTCTCCGTTTGCGTCCGGCTTTCACGGAAGGATACTGCCCTGCATTGTTTGCACTCAGTGGGAGTTGAACCCACAACCGACTAGTGCGGCCACTCCGGTTTAAGCGCATGGTAAGTGGTAGGTTTTATAGCAACCTGCCACCTTAAGGAGGATAAAATACAGATATAGAAAAAAGGAAACAGATTGGAGGAGCGCAGCGCTGAATTTGACGCTGCGCTTGGTACGCCATCGGGGACTCGAACCCCGGCTTTCCGAATTTAGAGTTCGGCGCTCTCCCAACTAAGTTAATGACGCATAAAGAAAAGAACCGAAGCAGACAGCCTATTGGCTGAAAGTTTCGGTTCTCTTAGGAACTCTTATTTTATGTACCCACTCTGCATATTCCCACAACGCGGGCATTTGACTTCATAGTATCCGTTAAACTCACCCAGTTTTTTGTTGCACTTTCGGCACCGGGCTTCTCTTAGGACTAATTCCGCTTTTAAGAACGCTTTTTGCTTTTCTATCATCCCATGCACACTTTCTATGCCGCTTTAGAAGCAGTGAGTCTAACTTGATACGATTCAAGCAAATGCTTTCTTTGCTGGAAATCTGAAACCGAAACCAGCAACCCAACGTCTACTTTTTGCAGTAGGTCAAGCATTTTAATTTGTTCGTCTGCCAGATATGGGCGGATGCTCTTTCCCTTTCCAATACCATTAACAAGTCTGAACTGTTTTGCCGTCATTCCAAGCACAATGCGGTTTAGCATATCAACTTCATTACTGTAATGATATGGTTTTGGATTGTCATACAGTAACTTGATGTTTTCGGTTAGCAAGGGAAATTCCTGTTTTGCAGCTTCCAGCGTTTTAATGAATTTCTCCATCTCGTTGAAACGATTGATGTAGAGTTCCTTGAAATGCATGGCTTTCTGCCCGGTATATCCCATCGCCAGCATGGTAAATCCGTCACGGGTCATGCAGTAGCACGGCTGCTTTTTATGCTGATTGTTGGTGTATGAGGACAGCGCAAAATTGCGCTGTCTAAATTCTTCACTCATCCCAGATGTAGGGCCAGTGATTTTGCGAATATCGCGCAGTACCTCTTTGTGATTTTTCTCAAAGGAATCAGCCACATACAGGCTGTCTACCCTCGCTGTATCATGGGTATCTGCAAACACTCCGTACTCGTCTTTTGGAATCAGTTCATTCAATATATGCATACCTCCAAAAATAATACTTAAGTAGAGGGAGCGGCAGGGGCTTATCCTGCTCATTCATTATTCCCATAAATACTTTAAACCGTTTCGGTGCCGCTCCCGGTTCGTGCACCGTTTGCAACATATAATGGGCGGCACAGAAAGGAGTGTAAAGAGCGCCGCCCTGCTTTTACTATATATTAATTGTACATCACAAAAAAATATTTCGCATCTAAAAAGCCATTACGAAATTGTGAACACGTACAGGAATTTTTTCTGCTTCAGCTGTCCTGTCTGAAAGCTAAACTTACTGAGAAGCCTTGGTTGAATCTTCCACTTGGGAAGTGTATACTGAAATTGAAATTATTTTAAAGAAGAGGATTACAATGGGTCAATTTATATTATTGATTATTTCGCGGCTGATAATAGGAATTGCTGATAGCATTCAGCAGAAATACCGGAAGCACAAGATGGAGCGTGTCAGGAAGAAACACGAGAAGAGAAACACTCAATCAGGGCTGTGCAGCACAATGTGTCGTGATATTGCAAACGATGCAGTAGACACAACGCAAGCGCTGATACAGTCACAGCAAAAAGAGCAATAAAAAGGGCGGCCTTGCGGTCGCCCCTCTCGTTTTTAAACTGTGCCTTTACTTGCGCCGGATTTCCGGCGGTGCGGTTTTAAAGACAGGGCAGTTATTTGCTGTAGCGCACTTTCCAAAGGCCGCCAGATCGCACTCGAATCTTCCTTTGGAAAACTTGTTGAAGTCGTCCAGCGTATGTGCATCCATATATTCCACAAAAATTCCATGTTGAGCGTGAAGCGTTGGGCATTCCCCAAAGACTTTCAAATGCATACAAAATCATCCTCCATACTATTTTAATTCATTCACCCTGCGAGTCGTCAATTTCCTGCAAAGCATCCCTGATTTCATTCAGATGGTCGAGGTTCATGTTACCGACTTCCTCCTGAATACCGGAAATTTCCTGCAAAATCCTTTGTTCTTCCGTCAGTTCGTCAATGTCGATACTTCCAATCTGCTCCTGCAATTCCGCAATCTCCTGAAGCAAGTCGCGTTTTGCGGTTAGAGCTGCAATATCGGCATCGGGTTCAACAGCAATTTTTTGCAGGTCATGTTGCGTATCGGGGCTTGTAGTAGAATCCGCAATAACCAGTGTACCCCCTTCAATCAGCACGTCCACCATTTCAAGTTCATCGGTTCCCAGTTTCGTTTCGTGCTTAGCTTCTGGGTCGAGGTCGCGTTGCACCTGTGCCCAATCTCCGGAATTGCCAACGGAAATAGTCAGTCCATAGATAGGCGCATCCTCCGGGGAAATCGGTTCAAGGTCAACTTCAAACACATTTTCACCGTTTGGGGCTTCATCATAACCTTCATTGGATACCAAACTTGCCGCTACAATTTCATAGCAAACTTCTGCGGATTTCCCGGTTTCGCGGTCGAATGTGGTTTTACGAATCTTTCTGAAATTAAACATAGTATGTACCTCCAAAAAATTAATGTAAGTTTTCCGCCAATTCGCGGCGGTTTGCGCTTATGCGGCCTGTGCGGCTCTGTGCCGCCTTTTCCTGCTTGTACTGGTAGTTTTGCTTCTGCTGTGTAAATAAGCAGTCCTGCGAATGCGCAGGCAAGAAGAAAACCTATTTCTTCAAACATCTTTCTGCCCTCCAATTTCAGAAGCCAGAGCAGCAATATTGTCGCTCAATTTTTCAATTGATGTTTCCAACACTTCGAGTGCGGCGGCGGTATCCTTATTAGATGCAAAGGCCAGCGCCCATATTAACACCCGGCATCCGTCAATCCCATGAATATTCGTGTACAGGTCACTGCCAATCAATTTCAAGTCACGCATGGTGTGCACCTACTCTTTCAAACTGCCCTGCTACAGGCACACACCCCATTTTATAAACTTCAGCCGGTGTAATATCCAAAACATGTGACAGGCAAAATAGGTTGTCCAACGTAAAAACTGATTTTCCATTCAGCTTGCGGCTAATCGTTCCGCAGGATAAATTCATTTTAACCGCTAACGAATCCTGTGTTATGCGTCTGCGCCTCATTTCTGTTTTGACTGACCGTGCAAGCGTGTCATCGCTATAAGAACGCGCTTCCAGCATATGCATGAGCCTGCTCACTTCCTGCGCAGGAAGTGATTCAAGCAACCGTGTAGCTTCTTTCAGTTCTGCTTCACAATCAGAATTCGCTTGCTTTTTCTGTTTCGTTGTGGTATTATTTTCAAATAAAGTGTTTTTACTTGCGCCCTGTGTAGCTGTAGCTGTTGGGGCGCTTTTTTTCTGTTCACTCATGATTGAATCCCTCCTTTTTTAAGTCCCGTAAGCAGTTCCAGCGCCGTTTCAAAACCTTGCTTGAAAGCATCCTGAACACTCTGCAGGTGGCTCTTGACCATCAGGTCAACAAGTGTGTCGTTCTGCTCTGTGGAAAGCGGCAAGTCTTTCAAGTAGTCCGAAACAGCCTGAACGGTTTGTATGTATTCCGGCGTTTTTACAATTTCAAAAGTTGGCAAAGTATTATTCATTTTTGAGTTCCTCCGTTTTGTTTTGTTAAGCATTGTTTCTTCCTGCGTTTTCCACAAGCCATTTTTCCAACGATTCTTTGGGAATGATGTACCGGCAACCAACTTTCAACGCTGGAAATCCCTGAATATGGCAAAGATTGTTTGCCGCCGGGTAACCAATTCCTAAAACGGTGCCCAGTTCTTCAACCGTGTAAGCCAGCTTTTCGGACAGGTCTGCAACGTGTGCTGTTTTCATACGCAATTCTTCCTTTCAAATCTGTAGTAGGTTTCACATTTCCGCTGCGCTTGTGGTCTGTTGTCCTTTCCTCACTATGTAGCGGTCTGTATCATCTTCCGGCTTTTCACTTGGCAACTGTCTTGTACTGACAATGTCCATGCTTTATTATTCCTCCAAATTTTATAATCAGTGCGTGTTTGTATCTTCGTGTGTCTTTTCCCTTGACCGTGCATCCGTAAGGATGCATTGAGCAGCGCCGCAGGCGACCTTGACCTAAACATTATTGTTTCAATACGGTATGCGAACAGTAGTTGGCTTGTCTTCTGACAACTCAAAAGCTGGATGCCTGTTAGAAATCCCTTGACCTGAAAGCGAAGCGCCTTACTATAAGGTCTTATAATATTTAAGGTCTATAGACAATAAGGTCTTTGTATGGACTTTTTATGCCAACGGTATGGCATTAAAATGCCAACCCTCTTACCATTTTTATGCCTACCGGTTGGACTTTTTATGCCAACGGTATGAGTCTAAATTTATGGCAGATAGTCGCCTTTCCCTACTGTACTTTCTGGCTCGCGGTATTTATATCTTCCTTCATTTTCTTTGACAGCTGTTTCACATAAATCGAGCACCTTGTCCTTTGAAAAATGATAAATTAACGTGTTTCCCGTTCGCTCTTTGGGGTAAAATGACCTGTCAAAATAGATATCAACGACTTTTCTTTCCACTCCTCCAAGTTGTTTGTTCAGCAAATCAATTCTTTCTTCTGGAATCTCGGAATGCTCTTCTGCAAAGGTTTCCTTGTACCTTTTGAAAAAGTATTGTATTGTATCACATATAAACGGATTATTAACTTTTCCACGTTGAAAACCACTTTGAGTCGGCGATACTAATCTAGCGCTTTCCTGACCTATACTATACTTTTCTTTCCTAACCTGACCTATACTTACCTTACCTGTGTCCGACGTTTGTAATACACTTTGTCCACATGAAGTATTTCCACTATTTAGCAATTCATAAGACTTGGCGCTTGTCTCTGTCAACAGTGATTTTTCATCAAGGTATTGTGTTTCATTATATCGTCCTGGATTTATATAATTGTGCACTTTCCAGTGACGAATAACACACACTCCGCTTTCAAACGGAATCAGGTATTTTTTTGAAATCAGCAATTTTATATCATCATCACTTGCCCCAACCATTCGAGTGATTTTTTTAGGACTGCCTACAAAACCATCATCATCTGCACGAACCAACAAATCATAATACAAAAGTCTGGATGTCACAGGCATATCAAGGAAATTGTCTGTATCTACTATACGCTTTGAAACCATCCTGCGTTCAGCCATTCATATCATACCTCCTTTAAAATTTCAGTAACATCCACACCCAGCACATCCGCAATCTTTCCGATTGTGGACGGCTTTGCTTTTCCGTCCTTGGCCGCCCGGATTAGCGTCGGGTAGCAAATGCCCGCCTGTTCAGCTAACGCTTTCGGGTCTATGCATTTCCTCGCCATTGCAATTTCAAGTTTTGACTTGTCCAATTTCATTTGAATTACCTCAATTTTAAATAAATTATTGATTATATCACGCGGTGATGCATAAGATTTATCTTATGAACATATAATATCATAAGTATTTTATTGTGTCAATAGAAAAAACAAGATTTTTCTTTTGTTTTGCGAGAAAATCTGTTACTATATGTTCAGGAGGTGTTTATCATTGACTTCTGGTGAAAAGATGCGCACGCTACGCATTGAAAAAAAATTAACACAAAAACAATTAGGGGAACGATTAGGAATATCGCAGTCCGCAGTTGGTCAACTGGAAAACAGTAAAAGGCCTATACGAATTGACACATTAGAAAAAGTATCTGCCGCTCTAGAAGTTCCAATTGTCCGCCTTTACGATGATGTGATGCTTTCCGAATGGGACAAACAATATGAGGACACAGAAAAGTATATATTTGAAATGTACCGAGAAATATGCTCATATTTAGACACATATGCCGAGGATGCTATTTCAAACGTTTTTGAACAAGAAACACTGCGGTGCATTTCTCAAAAATCTGGGATGCTTACGAACCAGCGCGAAGTTGATAGATTTATTGAAAAATATTCAAACTTTTTTCAGTCCAATGCTATAAACCAGTGCCATTCCTCAACAGATGACGCAAGTAATAACAACCCATAATATAAAAAGTACAACTTAACTTTTCATCAGCATCTTTGGGGAAAGGTCTTAGAAGCTGTTTCTCGTAATAAGCTTTTATTTTATTAATATAATAAACAGATAAAATTTGCAACGACATAAAAGCACATTTGCACATATAAACAATAATCAACTACAACGTTCTGTAACATTTTGTTGAAATTAAATCAATTTCATGGAGGGATTGCTAAAATGCCAAAGCGTAACGCTCCGGGCGCGGGAACCATACGGAAGCGGCCTAACGGCTCATGGGAAGCGCGCTTCACTGTTGGACGTGACCCCGGTACCGGAAAGCAGATACAAAAAAGCGTTTACGGAAGAACGCAAAAAGAAGTCCGTCAGAAACTTTCTAAGGCCACTGCTAGTATTGACGCGGGCATTTATAAAGAACCATCACGCCTGACCTTTGGGGAATGGCTGGACATCTGGACGGAAAATTATTGTCTGAATGTAAAGCCCCGCACGCTTCAAAGCTATAAGAGTTCCTGCGCCTACCGAATAAAGCCCGCTCTTGGCGCTGTACAGCTTAAAAAGCTTAAACCGCCGATTATTCAAAAGTTTATCAATGATGGCCTACAGGGCAATCTAGCAGGGCGTAAAGGCTCACTAAAGAATCGCCGGTCAGATGACAGCGCCGCGCTTGTCCCCTTGTCTGAGAAAACTATGCGGAATCTGTACGGCGTTATTCATAAGGCTTTAGAGCAGGCTGTTGCCGTGGGATACATTCCGGTTAATCCAGCCAGCGGCTGTACACTGCCACGCAAAACGAAACCGGAAATCAATCCGCTGGATGAACAGCAGACACGGGATTTTCTGCAAGTCATTCAAGAGGATGACTATGAACTTGTTTTTAAAGTAGACTTATTCACCGGCCTGCGGGAAGGTGAAATTATTGGCTTGCCATGGGATGCTGTGGATTTTGAAACTGGAACAATACGGATTTATCAACAGTTGCAGAATCAAGGCAAAGCCGGTTTTCACTTTGCACCGCCCAAAAACTCAAAAGAGCGCATTATTACTCCGGCACCTTTTGTTATGGAACTGCTGCGGCAGCAAAGAGCCATACAAAACCAATGGAAGCTGATTGCCGGTTCAGCTTGGGAAAATTCCGGTTTAGTTTTTACAAATCAATTAGGCGGTCATCTGTACGGCGCAACAATTTACAGACACCTGAAAGAAGCGGCGGCAGCTATCGGTTATCCAACACTCCGCTTCCACGACTTACGGCACACCTATGCAGTTGCCTCTATTCGGGCGGGTGATGACATCAAAACCATATCTGAAAATCTCGGTCATGCAACGGTCGCTTTCACATTAGACGTTTATGCCCATGTTACAGCCGACATGAGAAAAAGCAGCGCCCAGCGGATGCAAAACTATATCAACAGAATTTGCGCAACAAAATAACCCTTAACTCAAATCGAACTCATGCATGTGACTATATCGCACAAAAGCCAGTAGAAAATCGACAGTGATGCAGAAAGAAGTGATGATTTTGTCAAATGAAAAAGAGGTAAAAGAAACTATTCACGCTGAAGGAACCGATATTTCTGTAATTTCCTTTACTGATGGCAGGGACGATTATATATGTTTGACCGATTTAGCAAGACACCGTAATCATGAATTTCCTGCTGATGTAGTGAAAAACTGGATGAGACTTAGGAGTACTGTTGAATATCTCGGTCTTTGGGAAAAATTAAATAATGCTGATTTTAAACTGGTCGAATTCGACCAGTTTAAAACTGCCTGTGGCTCAAACGCTTTTGTTCTCTCCCCTCAAAAGTGGATTAAAGAAACAAATGCCATCGGTATGATTTCTAAATCAGGAAGGTACGGCGGCGGTACTTATGCCCATAAAGATATAGCCTTTGAATTTGCGTCATGGTTATCCCCTGAATTCAAATTGTATGTTATCAGGGACTATCAGCGGCTAAAGCAAGATGAAAATCATAGGCTGTCGCTTGACTGGAATGTAAAGCGCATTTTATCGAAAGCAAACTATCGCATTCACACAGATGCCATCAAAGAAAATCTAATTCCGCCCGAATTAACCCCAAAACAACAGGGATTTATTTATGCAGATGAAGCAGAAGTTTTGAATGTTGCCATTTTCAATAAAACTTCTAAACAATGGAGAGCAGAGAATCCGGAAAATACTGGGAATATACGTGATTACGCGTCAATAGAACAACTTCTTGTTTTGTCAAATCTGGAAAGCATGAACGCCTACTTAATGGAACAAAAAGTTGACCAAGCTGAACGGCTGCGCAGGCTTCGCTCAATGGCTGCAGACCAACTGACAAGGCTAACTGGAAATAAAAGTATAGACACACTCAAGAAACTTCATGACAATCTGAAACTTCCCGGTATGGACAAATAAAGCCCCGGCCGTTATGGTCGGGGCTTCTTTTTACCTGCAAAGGGTAAGTTAAAGGGTAAGCGCATTCCAATAGATATAAAAATAGCCCCGCAGGGTGCATTCCTACGGGGTTTTCCTTTGGAGCAGAAGACGGGAATCGAACCCGCATGACCAGCTTGGGAAGCTGTGCAATAATGGCTTACCTATGCGGAAATATTGTATTTTGACGCACCGGCTGACTCACCTATCTGTTTTTCTATTATAGTCCTGTTAAGCCAAGCAATCAACACATTACCAATTTTTTTAAAATATTTTGCAAAACCTATTGACTTTTTATAGCCAAAAGGTTATAATATATACATAAGATAAAGCAAAGGAAGTAATCAAAATGAAAGCAAAAGTGATGTATCGCAATAAGCATGAGCGTAACAACATGTTTTTTACGCTCAATCAGATTCTTGCAGCGGATAAAAAACAGTTCTTGTCTGATATTAGAGAGGGACAATATAACGATGATGTCGAATCAGAAATGGCAACAAAGAATTGTGATCATGAAACGGCAGTAAAAAATATCCTTGATTCCATGCTTGAAAACGATATTATTACAGATGACTTTGAACAAGTAATTGTTGATGAAAGCAAAACAAATGTTTTGTGTGATGAATTTGAAGATGATGGCACGCCAATTTATCCCGCTGATTCTGAAATCAAAAAAGCAGATGACAATGACACGCTTGAAATCGTTGATTTAACGGTCGAAGAATAAATCTCTATGTTGTGTATGGAAATTTGAAATGTAGGCTAAAAATATTGTAGGTCAGACTTTTGGCGATGTTTTGGTACTTTCGCTGGAGAAGAAGCTGTGCTAACAGGCTATACGGGCGGGTGAAAAAATGAATGATATTATTGGGAAACGTTTTGGCAAACTTACGGTTATCAAAGATAGCGGTCAACGTTATAACAAAAAAATACTGTATCTTTGCAAATGCGATTGTGGCGGGGAAAAACTGGCAATGTCGTTTCAACTAAAACGAGGACTCATAAAAAGTTGCGGTTGTTTACAGCATGAAAAATCAAACGATCTTATTGGAAAACGCTTTGGAAGCTTGGTTGTAATAAAGTGTGCTGGATCCCAAGGGAAAAATGCAAAATATCTTTGCAAATGTGATTGCGGGAATACTTGTACGGTTTTAAGAGGCTCTCTGCTGTCAGGAGACACGCAAAGTTGCGGATGCCTTAAAAAGTCAGTTTTTGATACTAAAAAATTGCATGAGTTAGCTGGGTTTAAAGATGGTTCGTCTGCTAGTATGTTCGCTAGCAAAAAAATTTCAGTGGCAAACACATCCGGATATCGTGGCGTGACATGGGACGCCGACCGAAATGTGTGGAAAGCTCAAATAAAGTATAGGGGTAAAACTTATTTTCTTGGGCGATATCCAGATAAACAAAGCGCAGAGCATGCACGGCTGGATGCGGAAGAAAAAATTGGAATCAATTCGTTTGTGGAATGGTATAAGGAATTCAAGAAAGGACAAAAGGGGAATGGAAATTAAAGATTTGCTCCGCAATATGAGAACAGCGCATGGCTGGACGACAACGGAAATCGCCCAAAAAGCAGGCATGGCACAGTCCACATACTCCCGTCTGGAAAACGGCGGGCGTGTACCAAAACCTGCAACCCTGTCAAAAATAGCTGCCGCTTACGGCTTGCCTGACAATTATTTTACGTTTGAAATAGCGCGACAGCAGAGCGACACAGCGCAGTTTGGCGATACAAACAATGCTGTATTTGCGCAAATACCAGATACTCTCGCCAGTTTCTTAACATCAGACAAGCTGACAGAGGTTGCAGATTGCATTAATGCAGCTTATCACAGAGGCAAGGCCGATGCGGGCGCGGAAATGATTGACAGTAATTGTGTGTATATTAACTCAACCGGTCGCATGATCGAGTGGGATAAAAATTTTGTTCCAAAATTTATTGATGAAAAGAGATAGAAAGGTAATGAAAGAAATTAATCGTACGCAAGTGCTTGAAACGCTAGAAAAAGCTTTGCTGTAATAATCGAAGATGAAGATTTGGAAGGATATCTTGATAGAGCCATTGACGGAGTGTAAAATAGCATTTGCACAGCGAAAAAAGTGCTAAACCCTCTTGACAAACGTTTTTGCAGAGTGTATTATATGTTTGTCAGGAGGGAAACCTCCCGTGGATTGAAATTTTGTCATATAGTGCAATGTTAATGTACTGTACGGAAAAGTCCCCGACTTACCAATTAAAAGGTAGGCCAGGGATTTTTTATTTCAATTTACTTTTCTGTCTGTCGTTCAGTTCTGCCCGCTTCGCGTTGTTCCAGCGGTCGGTGGTGCCAACCAAATACCCGGTGATTCGCCGTATGCGGTCAAACTTAACACCCTTGCCAACCATGCCGTTTGCTGATTTCACGCTTGCCCACCAGATTTCGGATTGCTGTACTGCAATGCCTGCGTACTGTCAGACACCCCGGCAGTAGTCGGGTCATTCACCACGCCAAGCAGCGTCAGCAGACCAAACACAGTGCCTACAATCGCCAATAGCTGATTGCTCAGCCCCGCAAAGTCAACGGTAACGCCGAATAGCTGTAACACCTGCGCAACCAGCAGCAACAGTGCGGGGATAGCAGTTACCCAAAAAGCCTTGTTTTTGATTCGTACAGTCCAATTAATTTTCATTATGTATTACCTCCATTATTTTAATTCGTCAAGTCGGTGGTGCGCTTGTTTGGCAGAACTTTCTACCGCGGTCAATCGTTCGCCATGCTCATTCAGAGTTGCATTGATTTTTACAAGTTCTGCCGTTGTACCTGACACGCTGGATTTGATATCATCCAGTTTTGTATTTACCGTACCTTTCCACTCGCCGTCATTCGTCAGCTTTTTGTCCCGCCCACTAAGCCAGCCCGCCAAACCCACAAAACAGCCGACTACTGCAATCAGCAGTCCAATATCTATTGCACCCATCACATCATACCACCTTAAAAACAAAAATCTTTTTGCCGCCTACAAAGATACCCGCCGCGCCACGCCGCTTGCCGGTCAGCTTGAAAAAATAGTCCCGGCCAGATGCGCCTGTTCGAGTAATATCCACAATAGACCCGTTGCCCGCAGTCACAGCAGGGCATCCAGCAGCGCAGGTCAGCTTGACGGTGTAAGACTGCCCGACCGGCTTTGCCACGTCCATTGTGGTATCAGAACGCACAGCGGCAGATGCAGGAGCATACCGCAGCGTCGGCTTTGGTGCGGCAGGCACAGCAATGGGAACGCCGAAATACTTGCAGATGCCCACATAGATTCCGCGCGCGTACTTGTCCGCATTCCAGCCATTCATGTCAGTCGGGTTGTCGATAAATCCGCATTCCACAAGGCAAGCGGGCATATTTGTTTCGCGAATTACGCAAATCCAATCCCTGCCACCGTCACCGATTTTGGTTTTAACCGGTTCACCGTGTGCGGGCATACCGGTTGCGGCTTGCACTGCATTCTGAATATTCGTCGCAAGGGTAGTTGACTTTCCACCTGCAACACTGCGATAGGTTTCCACTCCATGCCCATGTCCGGCATTCAGATGGATGGACACAAAAATGTCTGCACCCCATGCGTTTGCTTCGGCGGCACGTCTGCCAAGGTCTGCGTTAGGGTTGCTGTCATTTGGTGTGTGGTTGGAACTGCGGCTCATTTTGCAGTCGAAATATTTGCTCGGCAGGAGGGCGCACACGCGCTTTGCAACGTCCAATGCACAATCTGCTTCACGTTTCCCGCACCCAGTCGCGCCGCTGTCATAGCCACCGTGTCCGGGGTCTAAATATACTTTTGCCATTATGTATCAGCCTCCAATTATTTCAGCAGTACTTTAATGTGCGTGCTGTCTAACCGTGTCATCACACGGCAGTTTGTCTTTGTATCAGATTTGGTTGCCGTGCCATCCCCTGTTGCCGCAGGCTGTGCATAACCATTGACTGCACAGGTGCCATCATCAATCAGCACCAACTTACCGAGCATACCGACCGTGCTCCACTCAGGGCGCTTTTCACGATTTTCGTACTCGTTTTCTTTTGTGGGGTCATAGTTTGGATTGACTTTAAACCTTGTTTCTGTGTGCTCTGGTATAGCGGGCATAATTTCCACACCATTTTCATCCATCTTTGCAGGCTGTGCTGGAATTGTAACTTCCTCCAAAATGCGCCGCCCGAAAACGTCACAAGCGTAACGCTCTTTCCATGAGTCAGCAGGAGAGTCACCAATAATAGCGGGTAAAGCGGACACAATCCCTAACACATCATCATCTGGTTTTGCGTAACGGATTTTTTCGCCATCCAAAGTCACAAGTCGCCCGACTCTATCCTCCTTATTCGGGTTGCCGTCAAGCCACTCGAAGTATTCTGAATAATCAGCGCCGGAGGAATTGAAAGCAGACAGGCCATAGACGGAACCATTGAATTTAACGCGAAAGCAGTTAGAACGTGCTGTATCAGATGTGCCATTACCAATCACTAAAGCATCATTAGTTGTGGAAAATTCAGATGGGTTTCCTACTGAATTTTTGTTGTATTCACCCATAGAAAATTCGGATTTATCATGAGCTACGGAACAGTAGCCTAACGCTGTGGAACAGTAGCCTAACGCTGTGGAGCCTCCTCCTAACGCTGTGGAACAGTAGCCTGACGCTACACAACCCCATCCTGACGCTGTGGATGCATATCCTGACGTTGTGGAACCCAATCCTGACGCTGTGGAATAGTGGCCTGACGCTGTACAATCCCGCCCCATACATACAGCATGGTCACCTAAAGTTGTACCTGCTTTTTGCCCTGCTGTTGGATTTTGTGACTTTAGCTGATAATCTGTAAGACTAACACTTGTAGCTACCCATGCTGTGCCGTCCCAAACATACGCTGTACCATTAACCAGATGCCCCTTTGTATCGCCAGTCAGGTATGCGGCTTGCAGCGCATCAACCGTTGTATACGACTCACCATACGCAAATGCCGCGCCAGTGTCGCCTTTTTCGCCTTTCCACTGGTCTGCACTGTTTTTGTACGTCTGACTTTCGGTGTCCCAATCTTTCCACACACCACTTGCATCACGCTGCGGCACATGGCTTGCTTTTTCTGTGGCAGCGTTGGCGGCAGTGATGGCAGCTTGTGAGTCTGTTTCACGCTTTGTTTCTGCTGTCTGCCGCGTTTGCTCCGCTGCTATACGTGACTGCTCTGCCGCAACTCTGCCCGACTCGGCTGTGACGCGCCCTGACTCGGCGGTTACGCGGTTGCTCTCCGCAGTGTCCATAGCTGCTTGCTTTTGCGTAATGTCTGTAATTGCTGTAGTGGCGTTTGTTACGGCTGTTTGTGAATCTGACACGGCTTTATCAGCTTTCTGCTCTGACTCCTGCACAGACCCGAGTGCCTCAGCCAGTGAAACGAACTCGCTCGTAGATACGATTGTTTGTTCCATATCGTCAGTAGCAATGTCCAGCGTAATGCCGGTAGCTTTCAGTTCCGTGCCGTTGCTGCCGAAAATTGCTACTGTGCAATGCGCATTGCCCGCCGCTGCCGTCGTCTGCTGTGTGAGAACAAATGTAACGGTATTCGGGTTTCCATCTGCTCCATTCGCAACGATTGTGCCATTAATAAACGTTGCATTACCGTCTGGCTTTTTTGTGTACAACCGCGCCGTGCATCCGGTCAAGTCAAGCGGCTTCTGCCGGATTTCTGTCTGTTGCAGTGCAGTTACTGTCTGTACGTTTTCCACAAGGTGAAGGGTCAGCATGCGGCTGTTTTCCTCACCCTGCACGGCGAATTTATTGATTAAATTTTCTTGCGATACATTTACCTGATATTCAGGTGATTCAATTCCTGCCATATTAATTCCACCCCGTCATAACGCCACCATTAAAGTTTATTGTTACGGTACCGCCATCAGATTTTGTCAGTGGCCCGATTGAGCCATTCCAGCCATTTGTACCGTTAATCGTAAGCCCACTACAATCTACTGTGCCACTCGTGGCAATCAATCCGTTTGCGTGCAGTTCATTCGCTTTCAGCGCGCCCATGATTACCTGTGCATAGCTGCCACTGTTACTAAAATATGTGCCATGCCCGCTTGTGGGCTGAAAGCACATATCATATGTGCCCGTTTCAGGGTTGCTGCTCACGCCCAAATGTCCCAGCTTAGAGCCGTTATAGTAAAAGTCAAATCCGTCACCAGTAAACTGTACGGATTGGCTTGAACCGTCCTTGTGGTTGAACGCGTACACAATGGCATCTGAACTCTGCGTAATCGCTGTGCTAACAACCGAATTAACTTCTGTCCTCGATACCTTGCTGCTGATTTCATCCGCCTGCTGTGTAATCTGCGACTGCAAACCGCCCACCTTGTCATTGACGGATGACGTGATAGAGTCGGCAGTCATTTTTATTTCTGCGTTGGTTTTCGTTTCGGAGTTCGTCACAGACAAATCAATCGTGTTGTACAGTTGCTTAATGTCGCTCATTTCGTCACCGTGTGACACCGTGCTTTCCAGCCCGTCAGCAAGCTTCTGAATTTTGATGCGCAGTTCTTCAGATTTCGTGTTCAGCGCTTGTAATTCATCCCACAGCTTTTCGGATTCAGAATAAAAATCGGAGGAATTTTCGGCCTGCGACTTTGCTTCACAGGAGATTGCTTCGGCAGAGTTCAGCTTATAAGTCAGATTGGTAATGACTGACTTGCGTCCCTCAATGTCCACAATGTCCCCCGCTTCCAGTGCAGGGTTGCTGTAAATCGTTGCGCTGTATGGCGTAATGGTGTTGCCTATCAGGTGTGGAGCTATATTGTCCACAATCTGCTGCACATTTGCCACATCACGGTGCTGCCGGACTGTTACCAGTCTGCCGGGTAAATCCGAAAAATCAGCAGACGTCAGCAGCTTGCCTTTGTACTCAATCTTTGCCGCATCAATTCCAGCAAAGCAACTATCCGACTGCAAGCGTGCAATGTCGTTATACAACACATCTACCAGCGCATTTATGCACGTCCATGCGTTTGTGCCGCTTTCCTTGTCCGTCTTTTTTGTGATATATCCTAAGTCAGCGGTTAAGTCCGCTTCTTCCTGTGCCATGCTTGACTGCGCAGTTTCGTAATAACTGGTAATGTACTTTGTCAATCCGTCTGGCAAGTCCTGCTTTGGCTCAAATGCGGCCGTTGCAACAGTTTTCGCACTGTCCTTTAGGTATGCAATGCAGGACTTCACATCTGAATCATACTGTTTTGCGCTGTCCACAAAGGTTTTACGCTCCGCGTCCGTGGGATTGTATGTACCGCCGTACCGGCTGCAATAGTTTTGCAGTTCCACGCACTGCGATTTGATTCCCGCCAGTCGCGCAGGTACATCCGTATCCTTGCTTTTGATGGCGGAGTTGATGTTGACCGCCCATTCGTCGCAAATAACCTGTTCATATATTGCAGCTTGCAGTAGCTTATTGTCAGAATCTTTCAGGGTAATTACATACCCATCGTTGCCGGACTTCGCGTCAACATTTTTACTGTCAATCTTAACGCCGGTCACGGTAATATTGTCTTTTGCAGGCTCATACTTCTGGTAACTGCTGATATTGTACGGTGCGGTTGAATAGTCAAACCACTTGAATTCAAGTTCTCCGTCCGCATTGCATTGCGCATAACATCCTGCCAACTGTGCAATGTTCGCAATCACATCGTGATATGTGGAAGATGAATACTGCGGGTCTCTGAAAATCTGATAATCACTATTATGAAAAGTTTTAGTTTTCAGTGAAATTCCGCACTTGTCACAAACCTGCTGTGCAAGGTTTCCCAATGTGACCGGATAAGTAACATCCATGTCAACTTTGCTGTCTGACTTAGAGAGATTTCCATATGCAGAAACCGTTATTGTATTGCGACCCTTGTAGTCATATGCGTTGTATACACCTTGCTTCACCCATTCTACCGTGTCGCCGGTATAATCGCGCTTGACAACCATGCCAATGTACACGGTAATGCTTGCTTTGCAGAAATCGCACTGCGTAAACTTTCCGTCAAAGTTATTCAGCATGATTGTACATAAGTCTGTAATCGCGGAGCCTACTGTATAATCAGACTTTGAAGAAACTCCGCTATCAATGGTTACACTGCCTTGCATGATGTCTGCATCTTTTAGCGGGAATTCTGTTCCGTTTGCCAACTTCACATCTGCTTTGAAGTGGAATTCTCTGCCATTTAGCAGAACAAATTTCTAAAAATCATCCGATACTGGTTTCAATCTATCGCCACCTTTACACTTCGACAAAGTCAAATTTTATGTTTGAAATCATGGACTGGCTAAACCGCCCATTTTGCTTCACAAAATAATTGACTGGCGCGCTTCTGTCACCCACATAAAATGTTGCTGTGCGGTATCCTCCAAGCCTTATGTCCGGATATGTCAGCAGGAATGTTTCTGGCTGAACGTGCTGTAACAGCACAGATGCTCTTGCTTCCGTCATAGGAGCCCATGTGCAAGTAAGCTTCACCTACTGTGCCACTCTATCTTTGTGCATTAACCCCTACTGGTCGCGCCCTGCTTCTGAATCTGATATGTCTTGCAATGCCCATTCCATGGACTGCGGGGTTTCAATGGTGTTTCCGTTTACCATCAATGTTGACTGTGCCATTCAGCTTCACCGTCCTTTACAATAAAAAAAGAGTATCACACTCATTTCTGAATATGACGCTCTTATGGCGCTCTATGAAAACATAAATTTTTTTAATTATATTTTTATTTTAGCATGCTTGAACTGATTTCGTCACTCAAAACCTGTGAACTCAATGTTAATAGTTGCTTCCATTTGGTAGTCAATTTTTTTGACTAGGTGGTCTAATTTCTTGACTAGGGGTAGTCAAATAATTTGACTAGGGTAGTCTAGTTTCTTGACTACCTCTAATCCTTTATTTAAATATAATATAATTATAATATATATAAAGCGCGGAGTTTTTAAAAAAATCTCCACGCAAAATCTAAAAAACGCTTCGCAAAAAAAATTCTGGTCAAAGGGAAAAAGACAAAAGAAAAGACCCACTTGAAAAATCAAGTGAGCCTAATCGTTAATGAGTTGGAACGTAACGTCTACTATCGATTGCTTTGTAATTTTGAGTTGAATCGTAAATGCTCTTGCCGTCAAGGTCTGCTGTAACATGAAGTTGAATTGGTTTTCCGCTGTTACTTTGCAGAATTGCAAGGATTGCGCCAACCTGATTTACAAGTTCATTCTGATTGGATGAATTTGCTGAATTGCCATTTGTCTGCTGTTCAGCAATGCCCTGTGCAATCTCTGCATAGGACTCTTTACGCATTGGTAAAGCGGCTTCTTTTCCTTTTTCACCTATGCCTATCAGCGTAGGTGCGTCATAGATGCCTCCATTTGCGTTCCAACCGCCCCAATCGATGTTTCCGATACCTTTTGCGTATCCGTGTCCTTGTCCCCACACGCCGTCAGGAGAACCATAACGCGCCCATGTGTAACGGATGGACGCGAGGATGTTTGATAACGGGTCAAGAATGTTCGTGTTGTATCCGGGCAAAGCGTAAGTCGAAAATGTTTCAGGGATTAATTGCATCAAGCCTTTAGACGGATGCCCAGCGTAATAATTTACGTCATGCAGGTCTGACGGGTCGACCTGCCCACTGGATTCAGTGTTCATCTGTGCCAGCAGCAAATCCACATTGTGCGTGGAATAATGTCCAGTCATCATAAGCGCCTTAGATGCAAGGCTTCTCCACTGTTCAACTCCAGAGCCAACATTTGCAACCGCACTCATTGCAACTTCCATTGCACTCTTGAAGTTCGGAATGCCATAGCCAAGAATGTTTCCAGAGTTTGAATTGCGATGCTTTCTGAATACACCCTCTGCGCCATCGCTTCCACTTGTGTTGCCCTCAATCGTATTTACAAGACCGCTTGCAATGCTCTCAACGATGCCGATATGGTCGGCGGTACCGTTCTTGTCCCAATCATAGAAAATCAAATCGCCGCGTGCAGGATTGTTAGTCCAGCGGTTGGCTGACTTGAAATGGCTCATGGAATCCTCGCAGGAAGCAGATAGATATTCATCCACTCCCGCACGTTTCAAACACCAAGACACGAACATATCGCACCAAGCGGCACCGTTCATTCCGAAGTCGCGCCCAAACTTTGTGAAGTCTGCATGACCGGCATTGGCTGCTTTATCGTCCAGACTGCTGTTTGAACCTTTTTCGAGATAGCCCAATTCCGATTCTGCAATCTTTAGGAATGCTTCCACGGTGCCGTTTCCGGGTGCTGTAAACTCTGCGAGTTGCTTTTTGATGAAGTCAACGGAATGACTTGTCAAGAACTGTACTGTGCTCTTTTCCATCTCGTTCCATGGGAAGTTAATGGATTGCATAGCCGTGTTTTTGTCTATAGCGGCGTGTAAGAGCATTTCGGGTTTGTCTAGGTAATTCCATATGTTTGTAGAAAAAGTGTCTAGAACGGCCTTAGAAGTGCCGAAAAAGTCGCCTATACCGTTCGCATAGTGTGGGAACATCTGCTTTGTCTGTTTTGCAGGCAGTACAGACGAACCGGCAGGCAAATCAGGAATCAGCACATTGCGCCCTTGCGGAATAAATGCGTGACCGTTTGGGAGCTGAACCATTTCGCGATAAGTAGAGCCGGATTGGTCGTTGACAAGTGCTGCTCCGCCCGGATGATGCCCTGAACCATAGGCATAGTGTTTGATGCTGATTGGCTTTACAGTTGCTTTAGAACCGACCGCAGACAGCACAGAGTTGATGCCCGCCACTACACCATTAATTGCGCCACCAATTTTATCAGCAACATTGTTGTTGATGGCTTTGGAATGCTGATTCACAATGTTGTCAGAATCGCTCATGTAAATCTGTGCCGACTGTTTCACTTTACTGAAATAAGTACTTGCATCAGATGAAATTGCTTTGAATTTACCGGAAGCATTGCTGTACATGCTGGAAGCTTTGGAACTCACATCACGTTCAGCAGACGCAAAGTTGCTCTGTTCAAAAGACTTTGCAGCAGAGAAATTTGCATTTGCACTTTTGGAAATCCCACTGAACTTTCCATCAATGAATGTGCTAATCCCATTCCACTTTGTGTTTGTGTCTGTCTGGATAGTGGCAGATGTATCAGAAACATTTGCACTGATTCCTTTCAGAAGCGTAGGCACAGAATTGTTCAGGCTTGCAGAGATTTCCTGATACTTTTTTGCGGTATAGTCTGTTTCGTCTGAAACAATTTTCTTGCGGGTGTCGGCAGAAGTGCGAAGATTGTCTGTAATCTGCTTAACCTTTGCACCGGATTCTCCCAAAATGCTGGAATCGGTCTTTCCATTAACATTGAACACATTAGCAATAACTGTGCTTCCACTTTCGCCAGACGTTTTAGAATTTTCCACAATTCCCTTTGCGAGAGCGGAAAACGTGCTGCTGTTCAATGGTAAAATAGCTTCGGAACCGGCCTCACCGACAACAGATAAAATTGGAGATGTTGTAATGCCACCCCTTGCTGAAAATGCAACACCAAGCAATTTAAGGATTTTGGGTATTGCCCCACTTATTAATCCTGCTCCACCAAGAGCGCCAGCTAAATCAGAACCGGCTTTTGGCGGGTTTGTCTTTTGTATGGCTGCAGTCTGCTTTCCAGCCGAGTTCCACGCTTGACTAAACCAGTTTCCCACACTTTGCAGTGCTTTCCCAATGTTCTGAAATACAGTTGAAAAAGCAGTAAGCTGATACTGACAAGTCTTTTGCGTGTTGGTCTGCAGATTTGTTCCAAACTTTGCAAAATCGTCTGATATGCCTTTCAGCTTTGCGTTAACCCGGTTGTGAGTTTCTCCGAGATAATATGATGCACTTGTGAGCACAGCTAACCATGTTGTTTTTGCCAAAGTCGGTATGCTTTTTGCGATATCCTGAAAACTCTGATTTGCGCCTTTTGAAAAGGCACTTACCTTATTGCCTGTTTGAGAATTGAGTTTTGATGACGTTTGAGAAAGTACGCTTTGCCACATTGCACTTGTAGCAGCAGTGACAGTACTTTCCATTCCACTAAATATCGATTCTGAATTTGCACTAAATCCAGATAACTTTTTTTGTGCTGACTGTGACTTTAGGCTCGTTTCAGAGTCAATATGGCTCCACGACTGCGCCCATGATGCTGCCATTGCAGTACCTGCCGCTCCAAATGAAACCTGCATATTGGTTGATAGAGAATTTACTTTTTCTTCTACAGGCTCAAATGATGGCAGAAATAAAGAAGAATCGAGCGCTGGAATTACTGCCGGCTGTACTTCTGGAGCGGAAATTGGCTGCTGATACAAAGCTTTACCATATAGAAAATAATCAAGCACAACCGCAGGAGCGATCAGAGGTTCAAATACTGGTGCTGCTACAGGCTCCTGATACCTGCCTTTTGACTTCTGGTAATCTCCATCATCCAGAGGCGGCACATACACTGGAGGAATTTCAAGGCTAGGAACCGGAATCTGCTGAACTGCTTTTGCAACAGCTTCTGCTCCCTCTTTAACCTTTTGAGTAACGGTTTCAACGCTTTTCTTAGTTGCCTTTTCTTCCTTATCCCTTTTGTCGTCAATCTTGTCAAAAACACCTTTAATGTTCTTGAAAAGGTCGTTAAAATTCCAGTTTGACTTTGGAGTAGGAATTGTTTTGAACATTTTACTATAGTCAGGGTCACTACTCTTTTTACTGTCAGAATCAGAGGACTCTTTTTTATTCAGAACATTCAGTTCATCAAACCCCATAACCGTTCTCTGGAGTTCTTTTACTTTCTTCTTTGCCTTATCAGCACTGTCGCCTGTTTTGTCAAGTGAAGCAGCATAGTCAACATTCGTCTTTGTTGCAATAGTGACAGTCTTTTGCCCTGTAATCTGTGCAATGAAAATTGCAAGCTTATTAGCCGCTGCCGCAATCCCGTCTACAATATTAGTTATTGCCGGAGAAATTGCTTTCAATATTGCTAAAAGCGGTGCTGCAATCGCATTTTTTAGGTAGGTGAAACTGCTCATATACTTTGACAAAGTATCATTTGCGTCTTTATTACCTAGCGCAGCGTCTTTGAACCCTTCTGTAATACTGTTAAGTACGCCCTGAAACGCAGTGAATGCAATCATTCCAGTCATCATGTGCTTGATAATCGTTAGAGTGCTTTGGCCTGCGCCTTTTGCTTTGTTCCCCGCTCTTTCTGATTTATTACCAAACTTATCCATAGCAGAACCAGCTTCATTCGTAGTGGAAGCAATCTGCTCCATCTTCTCCGCAACTTTCTGCTGCTTTGCGGTTAGGCTGTTCATGGAATTTCCAGCCTTTAATACTCTGCTTTCCAGCTTTAAGTATTCCTCACTGCCAACGCCCTTTGAAGCGCCTGCTTCTTGTGCCTTTACTTTCAGATTTTGGTACGCAGTGGCGGCATTGTCAATCTGTGCAGCAAGTGACCGCAACTGTGCTTCAAGATTTGCAAATTGTGCGGCAGAATCACCAGAAATACCATTCATAGAGGATTTCAGACGTTCAATATACTGCGTCACTTCCTCAATGGCTTTTGTAGAATGGCTCGTGTTAACTTGCGCTTGCGTAGGCTGGCTCATAGCCTTTCTCAAATCAGAAACGTTCGGTTGCATAGAATGGTTTGCACTCACAGATTCACTTGCTTGACGCTGCAACGCAGACTGTGCAGCTTCGGTTGACATTTTATCAGTGCCACCATTGACATATCTGTCTACGGCTTTTGCCGCTAAATCAGTAATGGAATTGTCAGAATCCGCCATAAATTTTTTAGCCTGCGCCGTCTTTTCAAGAGCAGCAGACAATTTTTCTGCTTGAATCTGTGAGCGTTGCATGGACACGTTTGCACGGTCAAGGCGCGCCTGATACATAGCCATGTTTGATTCTGCTTTTTTGGTGGCCTGCACATTTTTGTTTGTAACGTCTGCCCCCTCTTTTTCTGTATCATAGAACTTTTTAAGAGAAGCAAACGCTTTTGAAGATGATGCAATTTTGTCCATTTCTGCCGTAAAAGATTTCAGTGCAGGAATTGACTTAGTTAATGATGATTGGAAAGACTCAATCTTAGCAATCAGTTTGTCTAATGCACTATTTGCTTTTGTGGCAGAAGCCTATATTTCAATGTCAAGGCTGTTATCTTCTCCCATAAATAATCACACTCCATCTATATAAAAATAGGGATACAGCACGTCTGCCATACCCCTGTTTTCGTTAACATCTTCGTTCTCCCGTAATGACTTTGGGAGCAGTGCCGTTAAGCATTTTATCAATCTCCTCTGACCGCTTACGGAAGTATGTTTCCATTGACTGTTGCTGCTCTTTTACAGACTCTTGCTTGCTCTTGGGAGCAAGCATTGATTCTGGCTTTGTCGGATACTGTACGCTGTCAGTTAAACAAGCGCCAACAGCCTGCATTACATAGTAGCCTTGCAACCATGCAGCCGTATCAGCCCGCTGCTGCCATAACTCAATTTCAGCTTCATGCTTTATGTTGTAGGCATTCACATAAAGCCAAAACAATTCTGGTTCAGCGTTCCAAAACTCGTCATAGCTACACCCTGCTATTACGGCCAATGGGAACAATTCACATTCAAATTGTTCAGTTGCAGTTTTGTACTGCTTTTGCGGTTCTGTTACGCTGTTTTCTTCGGAGCCACGAGAAATGTCTTGCTCTTTGCAGACTTCCCGCCCTCGGTAAAAACCTCCATGAAAGGCTCTACCAGAGCACTGTAAATTTCATCCACTCCGAATTCTTCGATTGCCTTATCGGAAATTTCAACAGCTTCGGAATAGCTGATATTCGGGTGGAACTTACCAAGCCCGCAGTAAAACAGTTTGTCGGCAGAAGTGTAGATTTTGTCCTACAGGTCGGAAACATTGCCGCCGATGCTCTCAAACTTACGAACAGAAGCGCGGTCATAGAACAGTTTGTAGGTCTTTTCACCCACATTTACATCAAAAGAATTCATATTGTTATACCTCCGTTACATTCCTTAAAATTTTAGTTTCTGTTAAACAGTAGCAATCATTGTGCTTGTGTCTGCTACATGGTCGTGACTGGAAACGTTGACTGCCAGAGAGCACTTGCCTGCCTGCCCAGCAGAATAACCACTAATCCATGTTGCACCGGTTCCGACAAAGTGTTCGCCGCTGCCATCCTGATAGACAATGAGAAAATCCTTTGGAATTTTCAAACTTACATATCCGCTTACAGCCGTATAGTTTGCTTCGGTGTGGTTGTACTCGAAATCATATGTAGGCGTGTCGGGACGGTCGGAAACGTACTGCTTGTATTCACTGTCCAATGTGGTAACTTCCAGTTTGTTAGGAGTGCCACCGGTGTCAGGAGTCTTAACAACGGATACCAGCTTTTCATACTAGCCAGCATCGTTCTTTTTCATCAGTTTAATGCCAATATCAGTAAGTGCAATAACATTTGCATCAGCCATATTTTATACCTCCGTATTTACGAATAGATTTTGTTTCGGTAAGCGTCATACCGGCATGAATACCGCATAACGTACCTATAAATTGTCGTGTCTGAAACGTTCTGCATTGTGCCGGAAAACTCGCACTTCATGTGCAAGTCATTTTCCAGAGAATCAGCAATAGCAGAACGGATTTTCATAGCTGTGGTTTCAGCAGTGCCGCCTTTAGTGTAAATCTCAATTTGGCAGGTAAATGAATACTTGCGTTCTCCATAATCAAGCGTGTGCTCAATTTCAGGGAAGTCAACATTCTGCACTGTGACATACGGGAATTGTGTGGACTGATTCTGAAAAGGCTTTACAACCAGTGCAGCAGGACATACAGAAAGTACCGCTTTCTTGACATATGTATAAACTGCATTTGTAAGGTCAACCATTCACAATCACTCTCAATTCCTTATCGGTTAGTTCTTTTGCACGTTGTTTCAAATACTGTGCCGTCTTGTAAACAAAAGCGTTAGCAGGTTGTCCTTGCGTCCAACGTAGTTTCTGCGCCTTTTCATCAAAGTACCACCATCCGGCAGTGCCATGACTGTTTGAATCATACACCCATCCGGGAGCAGGATTAGGATGTGGACTGGTTGCGCCTTTAATCCCGGTTCCATACTCAACAAAGATAGCGTAGTCTGAACCAACCGAAATTCTTCCAGTACAGGTTGATTCATCAAACGTGCTGGAAATGCTGTCTGACAGTTCCCCCGTAGAGCGTTTGACGACTGACTTCATGTAATCGCGCCCCTCTTGCGTAAGCTGCGAAATCACGCTTGCAAGGGTAGAATCAACCTTGGAATTCAGACTTTCCAGTTGCTTTTTTGCTTCTTCCACAGACTATGGAGAAAGTGCATCAAAAGAGATTTTCATGTTTCTGTGCCTGCGACCTTTTTAATGTACACAGCATACTGCCAACCAGTGAAAATTACCTGTTTGACTGTATAGTTGTTGTTCATCGGGTGCTCTGCATCATCGTCCCGCAAGTTTCCGTTTGGTGTGACTCCGTACCATGCCGCTTCAAATTCCTCTGGAGAATACCCCTCAACATCAAACGGTGTGAACACGCATTTCTGCATTTTGGAAACGTCAGCGCCGTACTCTTGAATGTCTGCCGTATCGGTTATTGGCTGCACGTTCACATGGAATTCGGCAGGTTCGTCATAGCAGGAAATCATGTTCCCTGTTTCGAGCCCATTTTCGTCTTTTTCAGGAACAGGCGGCAGTTTCTTCGCAAACCAGATTGACTTTTTATCTTTGTTCAGGCTTCTCATGAAACCATCACCGCCATAGGAATGACTTCTTTCAGCAGGGAATCAGGAATATCAGCATTTTCATAAGAGCGGTTGACTCCGTTCTCATTGTGAGCCGTTTCCCCCTCCGCTCCTTGCTTGTTATAAAGAAAAATTGCAATCTGAATTTGCAGTTCGTTATATTGGCTTTCCAGTGGAGCGTCAGGCGGTGACCGTCTGCGCTCTTTAATTCTCGACTCTGCCCGGTCAAGCATAAGGTTCAGCTTTTCATCCTAGGAAGTGTCGATTACTGGAATATCAAGCCATACTTTCAGCTAATCAAGCTGTGTAGTAGTCATTGATATTATCCTTTCCGCGTTACTCGTTTCTTCTCTGTGACGGCTTCTGCTACAGCGGGCTTAGAATCTGTATGCACCGGCTGTTTTACCGGCACATCTTCACCCGCCATATAAAACTTGTCACCATGTTTTACAATGTGGTCGAATTTCACAGCAATCAAGCCACCTTTGCAACATAGACTTCGTCCATACGCTCATAGGACGGCGCAAGGATTTCGGAAGCGGTGGTAATGGTCTGGTACGGCGCTTCTTTTGTGGTACTTACGGTGATGGTGATACCTGTGTTGAAGATAGCAAGCTGGTTGCCAGCCTGACGTGCAGAGCGTTCCTCCGGTGTCATGCCATACCACATAGTGCCAACGGAGCCGCCAGCGGGCAGGAAAGTAACATAACCATCCGGCATAAACGGATGTGCAGTGCCATCAATGCCCTTGTACATCTTATCGTAGACAATAATATCAATGCCGCACTTGATACGTAAGAACTGTGCAAGCAGATTATCATCCATGAAGATGTTTGCAGTAGCGTTCTGCGCCAGAATTGCAGACTTAATCTGTGCATTCTCCGGCAGATTATCAAACGTTGCCTGTGACATAATGGCAGTGGACAGCACTGTTCCGTTCTCTTTCAGAGCATTGCGCTTGATGGTACGAATGTCAGATAGCGGCTTAGAATTAGCCGTATCACTCCACAGGTTTGTGCCGGTCAAAGCAGTGTAGTGCTTTGCTTTCCATGTGCCGTCAGCATCATAGTTCATGGTGTAACTTGCACCATCTTTTCCAGTCAAATTGATAATGGGACTTCCGTCAACTGGTGCAAGCAGACTGAATGCCATAATTTCAGGCACTACCATAGCACCATCACGCAAAGTACCAGCATCATCAAAGATGCGGTTCAAAACGTCCTGCACAAACGGGTCGTTTGCATCACGATTCTGCACTTCCATCAAATCCTGAATGTCCTTTTCTTTGACAATCATAGACTCACGGAAGAATGCCAGTTCCGTTTCAGAACGGCTCACACCTGCACGGTCGCGGAATGTCGGCTTTGCATCAAAGCTAGACAGATTGATTGCAACCGGAAGTCCCTTTGTGCCTTTCAGCCAAGACACAGTTAGCCCGGTTTTCTTTCGCGGTGCGAAGAAAGCACTGCCAAGATACGGGATTTCATTGGAATACGCAGTTGTCCAATCGTTTGCAACTGCATTTGCCGTAAAAATGTCCTAAAGTTCAGCCATATTTTATTCCTCCTATTAGCCGATAAACTGAATATCTTTCAGTGCGGTTTTTGCTTCTGCTGCCGGTGCTGCCGGAAGTGCCGCGCTTTTGATAAATCCGTGGATAACAATAGTTGCGGTGCGGTCACCATCTGTAACATTTGTGTCAAACAGCAACACACCCTCTGCTGTTGCATCGTTTGCGGGGAGAATTGTGCCAGCCGGTACAATCTTTTTTCCCTCTGAATTCGCGGTTACGCCAGTAGCACTAACGGTGTACGGCTTGCCAACATAATGGTCGTTGTACAAAATTTCTTTTGTTGCAGTAACCGTTTCAGTTTTTACATTCATTTATTTGTACCTCCCAATCTGTAGTGGTCGATTGCGGACTTTGCTGCTTTTGCGTGTTCAGTAGTGTCCCTACCTAGCACTTTGAGAATGTTAGTAGAAGAATCACCTGCAGGCTTACTGTCCGCATTCCCTGCTTTTGGCGGCTTTGCGCTCGCCATTTCAGCCTTGATTTTATCATTGGCAATCTTTTCCGACTGCGCCTTAATAACGTCAATCACGGACTTCACGGCTGCATCAGTGGTATCCTTGTCGGCTGTTACAACCGTGTCAAGAATCTTCGAGTATGCCTTTTCATCAACGCCTGCAAGCACGAACTGGCGCTCTGCTGAAAGCCTGTTGCGGTCTTTCGCAAGGCCGTTCTTTGCGGCTTCAATTTCCGCTTTTGCATCATCAATCTGCTTTTTAGCCAACTGGTCTGCGGTCATTTTGGACTCTACTTCCATTTGACTCTTGATTTCTTCGCGCAGATTGGTTTCGCGGGTTTTCAATGCCTGCTGAATCGCGCGGTCATAATCTCCCTGTGATTCAAAAGTCTTAAAAGGCTCTGACTTTACTGTAATTCCGTCTGCTTTTTGCGTTACAACCGTTGAATCGCCTGTTGATGCATTAGCAACGGCGCTTACATTTGCGTCAGCGCTGGACTGAACAGCGGTTCCGACTGCTGTATTAGCTTCTTCTGCCATTTTTCTTTCCTCCGTTGTGCCGCACCGTAACAGATATATAGTCCTCATAAGTGTTCAATCTGTGCCGTTGCGTCTGATTGTTTTTGATTTATAAGTAAGTGGAATCCCACATACTCACGAATTTAAATAGTCTGCGATTTCAGACAAACTCTTGAAATATTTTCCACCATTTCGCTGAACCATAAGGCCAACCCTATCAAGGGATTTATACTGTCCAATGCTGAACTTCAAATCTGGTTCATCAATAAAGGCGAATACGGTCTTTTCAGGGCGTTTGTTGCTATCGTCAACGACTTCTGCAATGCTGTAAACTCCCTGCATTCGTGGAGTGATAACGTACAAGCAAAAATCATCATTTGTGCGCTCCTGCAATTCCTACTGATAGCATTCTTCTGTCCAGTCAGGTACAACCGGATTGAAATAATCAATCTACAGCATTGAAATCAGTTTTTTACGCCATTTGCTTTCTGCACAGGTGCCGCCTAAAAACACTTTCTACATACTGTTATGTCCTCAATTTTATAGACAAGCGGAAAATTTCTTCCGTGTGCCGTCTAGGTAAATTATCGGTGTATCTTTTGAAGATGGTTTGAATTCACCAGTCTGCCCATAGCCACCATAATCAAGGCAAGCAGACGTGTTTACAAATAGCTTGTCTACCGATGACACGGTGCTATTGCGAATGTCTGCCCTAAAGAAAGATTCTTTTAATACCATAGGCAAGTGCGTATGGCTATGAATGTAAACGTCTGCATCAACAATGCTTTCCATATCAGCAAGGCGATTTATCTTTGAACCCTCTTTGCGGCCACCACCACTTCCATGCGTGGCATAAATGGTGTAGCATACCATTCTACTTTTGCCACTTCCATTGGTTTCCTTGTGGCCGTCAGACGTACTCCCAAATCTAAGGAATATGAAGTTTCCCTCTGCACAATATCTATCTTCTATGCCGAGTTCCCTCGCAATCAGCCTTGAAATATCAACACCATCCTGCCGGTAAACTCTCCGTTCGTGATTTCCGTCCTGCATAGAAACAATCTTGTCTTTTATTGGAAAAAGCAAGTTGCAGCATTCTTCAATCTCTTGCATTGGGGAGAGCCTTTCAGCATAGCAATCTGATACGCTTGTTTTAGTTGCCGTGTTCATTAGGTCGCCATTAAGAATGCAATATGCATTTTCGGTGTCATGAATATGGTCTATGCGTTGCTGAATCAGCTTCCTGTCACAGGCTTTATCACCAATATGTAGGTCGCCTATTACATTCAATTCAACCGAACTTAGATTTCGTGAAAGGTCTGCTTTAACAATGTGAATTCTAATCACTTCCTTTGCTTATGGTTCTATAACATGGAGCGAATAACCAGAATCGAACTGGCACCGTCTGATTGGAAGTCAGAAGTTCTACCGTTGAACTATATCCGCATAAGTGAATAGCTTTACCGCACGCTGTGGCGGTCGTTTTGCAGGCAGTAGGCTATTAGACTTGCCGTGGTGGAAGATTGAGGAATCGAACCTCACTTCATGTGCACACCTTTTCTTCCATAAAGCGGCATTTCAGCCGCAATGATTTCTTCCAATTTGCAGAAGCGTTTGCTTTTTGATTTCTTGCAGCCGTTCAAGTTCTGCAATCTGCTCTGCGTTTGGGCGTGGCAAAGAGCGGATGTTATCTATCTGCTTATTTACATCACGCCACTGTTTCACGCTGTCATTCATCTGCTTTTGTAAGGTCGATGTCTTTTAAAAACTTTTCAAAGCTGTCACGATAACGAGCAATTATAATTGTCATTGCCACATATGCCACGGCAAAGAATGCAGTTACAACAATCAGGGGCAAGAATACTACCGCCCACGGAATAGCAGGAAGTGCAAGCAGCTTCAAGAGCAAAATCAGCGCTGTAAGAACCGAAGTTGGAATATAAATCTCTTTCATTTTTTCTCCTTTTCCACATTAGCTCGCAATTTCTTGATATAAGCGTCAGATAAGCTTGTTTCGCAATTTGTTGCATTGAGTTCAAGTTTTAGTATGGGAAGCGAATGGACGGAATCCTGCAAGAGCGTAAAAGACCTTACGTCATGAATCTCATGTCCATCTATGAAGATGCGGGTAATTGCGCAGTTGGTCTTAGCTTGAACCTCACCTTTAATCTGAATATTTTGCATTTTAAATACCTCCGTTAATTAAAAAATAGCCGAAGCAGACAGCCTATTGGCTGCAAGTTTCGGTTCTCTTAGGAACTCTTATTTTATGTACCCACTCTGCATATTCCCACAACGCGGGCATTTGACTTCATAGTATCCGTTAAACTCACCCAGTTTTTTGTTGCACTTTCGGCACCGGGCTTCCTTTAGATTCGGTGTTGTTTGTTGGATTCGCAAGTTGTTTGCTGTCTGAACTTCCTTTAGCATCTGATTCCTCATTTCCTGTAGGAATTGTGTTGTTTGTAGGCGCAAGCATAGCCGCCGCTTCATCCGTTTTCTGCTTCCAATATTCTTCTCCACGCTTTGCCATTTCGTTAGGCATTTCTGTAAAGTTGGAAAGCTCAATCGCATCTGTAGGAGTAAGAACTTTAGTCGCCATCAAAGTTGAAAGTGTCTGCGACTTGTTAAGCATATTGTTTGTGCGGTTACGGACAAAGTTTACCTCAACATCCATCGGCTTGATGTCAATGTTGCTGAATCGCTTTAAAATCTTGCAAACCATACGGAGCATTTGCTTTTCTGACTTCTTGAAATTTCTCTGCTTACACCGTGCTACAACTTCAAGGCTCTGGTATCCGTCACGCAGATAAACTGCATCCCCTGTGTCGCCAGTGCCGCCGCCCTTTGCCTTACGGTCAGGAATTCCGGTAATGGCGTACACATAGTCAATCAAAGTCTGTGCAAGCGTTTCAGCTTCGTTCTGATTGACGCCGGAATTTACATACTTCACGTCTGCTGGATTCTGCTGGTCGGAAGTCATTTCAAGAGCCATGCCTTGCTTCATCTTTTCAAAATCAGAAGTCCCACCATTCTCTTTTGCCGTTTTCAAGTGGCAGTTCACAAACACAAGCAGGCTGTTTACAAGCTGTTCAACACTGTTTACACGGTCACTGTGCAGCTTGTTCAACGCGTCAAGAATTGTCAACACGGATTCAAAGTCGCCCATACGGCACTGATTGTTTTTGTACTCCACAATTGGAACAGCACCAAGCAAATGTGCTTTTGGATATCCGCTTACAAGGTCTTTTGCAGTAATAGTTGTCTGTACTCCAGCGACTTCATACTGATATTGGTATGTGTTGTCATACACCGTGTACACTCTGCCGGTTGCGTTTCCGTAATCATCTAAAATATCAGAGAACGTAACGCCAAGTACAGGCTTTTTTACAGAATCAGTGGAATAAATGACGAATGTTGAACGTGCATCAAGTGTCGGAATCTCAAATGGTGCTTCATCCTCATCGCATTTTTCATCCACCGCAACAAGACGATATCCAACGCCACAAACGGAAGCACTTTCGCCAACGTCCATGTCGTTTGCGGCTTTATCTTCGCTGTCCATATACTCATTTAGAGAGTCAATATCGCTGCGCTCTTTATCGCTACCGCCTTTTGAAGTGTACTTGATTGGCTCGCCGAGGAAATAGCCGTTTGCGTTACGCACAATAGCCAGAGCGTTGTTAATCACGATGCGGTTATTGATTTCCGGCCTAACCTTTTTTTCGCGGTAAATGATTGGCTGATTGCCTTTGTAGTAATTATACAGATATTCAATTTCCTGCTGATTATTTGCAAACTGTACCATAGCGCCGTTTACGATTCCCGGTATGGTTTCTTCACTGATTTCATTTGAAGTGCATAATTCCTATCTACCTAAAAATGTATGGTCTTCACCATACCATGCAGTGGATAGAATATCTTCAATCATTTATTCTTCACTTCCTTTAAGTCTATCTGGTGGACAAGTCTTACATTTCCCATCATCATCAAGGACTATGTAAAATCCGGCTGGAGCGCTGTATCTGGTGAATTTGTTGCCAGCTTCACACCATCCGTCTGTCTTGAAGATAACGTTTCCTGCGTCAACAAGAGATTTTACCCATTCAGGAACTGGTTTGCTCCCAATTTCGTATGACTTCAACAAATCACCTGAATATTTTTTTGGTGCGCCATCTGCGGCTCGAACGCAGGCCACCCGGATTTAGAGTCCGGTGCTCTTCCAACTAAGTTAATGGCGCATATAATAGCGGTATGGCATAATTGGACGGCGCAAAATTGCGCTGTCTAAATTCTTCACTCAATCCAGATTTGGTGTCAGTGATTTTTGATAATTATTTTAAACTGGTCGATTTCGACCACTTTAAATTCAGAGTACCTATCATGGTGAGAATTATTAATAGACGCGATAGGCTTTCCTAAAGACTTTGGTGAGATACCCCGGTCACGACCCGGCGGACACGTCCTATTGGACTGCCGTAACTCATAATAAGCGGGCTTTATTCCATGTGCCTGCTAGTCATGGTCAAACTTTCTAGGTAAGTTTGCGAATCCAATCCAGTTCGCATGGACTAGCGCCCTGTTGACGGGGACTAGCATATTTCAGCTATAATATTCACCCTGTACGCCATCAGCTTTGGGAATTGGCGGAAGATAGAGGATTCGAACTCCTGTTGCGTTACCGCTTACCTGCTTTCAAGGCAGGCTCTTTAAACCGCTCGGACAATCTTCCACAAAGATACCCGCCATTGTGCACATTGTTAAGAGGTGAGGTGGGTTTGTTTGGATGCGGATGCAGGATTCGAACCTGCGACTTCTAACTCATGGGGCTAGCGAGCTGACCACTGCTCTAATCCGCAATATATTGGGCGGCTACCTGCGCCGCCCGCTGCCAGTTTTCATGGCAAAGTTTCAAGAATTGGTTATGCCGCTTTTGATTCTCTTTCAATTACAGGAAGTATTCCATGCTTTTTGAGCAACTCGTAAAGGAACAGTCGGCCTTTTTGTGTCCATCTGGTGTGAAGCACACTTCCGGGCGTTCCATCGTGATGGATTATCTGCTTTGTTGTACTCTTTGTATAGCCCTCATGCTGATATTTGCCGTACAAGAGCCATTGCCCACCCAATTTGTACTGTATGCCTTTATCATGGAGCAACTTATTCATACTTTCGCCACTCATGCCGTAATCTTTGGCAATTTGGGTGATGTTCACTGCATCCCTGCTGCTAAGTATTTCGTCAACATAGTTTGCCTTTGGCTCATACTCCGCGATTAACTGCTTTTGCTGTGTATTCTCTAAGCTAAGCGACTTTATGGTATCGTTAGCAATTTGCAAAGCGCGTGCCATAACCTTTTCAGGGCTGTTCCAGTTTTTCTCAATCTGCAAGAAATACTGTCGTGCTTGCTTTCCACGTTCCGTGCGCTGAATCATGCAGAGTTCTTTTGCCATGTCAATAGAGAGCGAATAGTCTGTGATTTCAGTCCATGGATTTTTAGGATTATTGGTCGGACATTTTTGTCCGGGCAATTTTGCAAAGTCCACATTTTCTAAAAATCCATATTCGCACATTCTCGAAAACCAATGTGGAAAGTCTGTTTTGACTTCAATGAACTTATGCAGTTCCCGTGCCGAAACTGCCGGTCTGTCGTTCTCATACTTGATTGGAATTAGTTCGTTCATTTTATAGGTACCTCCAAAAATAATGTTCACATGGAGGGAATGGCAGGGGTTTATCCTGCTCGTTCGTTATTCCCATAAATCTTCAAACCGTTTCGGTGCCACTTTCGGTTCATACGCCGTCTGTGGCATATTTAGCGGCACTGTTGCGAAATACAGTACCGCTTTTCTTTACCGGCTGCATCCGGTAGCTGTGCTTCATGCAGTTGCACAGGTTGTAATTGCCAATTCCCGGATTCCAACCGAGGTCTCCCAATCAAATGGCGCTCTCTCAACTAAGCTACATTGGCATATTAGACGGCGCAGAAAGGAGTGTAAAGAGCGCCGCCCCATAAGAAATTTCTTACTCTATTTATATTTTAACGTCTGAAAAGAAATTTCGTCACTCAAAACCTGTTACAGAATTATGAACTCACAGAGGAATTTGACTTCTATCTATCATCCGTATGCTGTAGGCAGTCAGATTCTTTACAAGGTTGCTCAACATGGACAGTGCATCCGGTGCATCATCATGCTTTGCTTTTCCGTTCGTGGTAAAACTGCACACGTTGCGCATGAAAGCCTTATATTCTCTGCTCTGCTTTGACGGTTGAAGGAAAACGAAGTGCTTTATGATGTAGTCCGACTCTGTAACAATACGTGTGATTTTATTGGTAGATGAAAAGAACGTCCTGACGGATGTATTGCCGTTGCCTTGTGAAATCATGTCACTAACGCTTTCGGCATAGTACCCGCCACCGTTGTTCACCTCAACATCAAGCCGTGATACTTTATTCCTGACGCATAGTTTTGCAACCATAGGCTTTGTGACATCTGGCAAACCGTTATTGAATACCAAATCGCGTATGTACACCGTATCGCCGTAAACATAGCCACAAATTGCTGCCACATAGTCTTTACCCTGATTTTTAGAGTCGCAGACCGCCACAATGGAATCAGGTTTTGCATCTGGCGGCAGTTTGCCATCAAAATAGTGGAAATCGTCCTCATGATAAAGCACGCCCTCACGCTCTATTGGCCTTTGCTGATAGATTGCACCCCATGAGATATCGTCCATATTGTCACGGATATCCTCAAAATAGTCCCGTGAGAATCCAACATCATAATCATAGTCAAAATTTGAACTTCCATCCTCATTTAGTGCAGGGATACGCACGAACTTGCTATATCCGTCACCCTCATACCTTGATTCAAGCCGCCCCAGCGGGTCATATACAGACCAACGAGTGCCAATAATCAACATCTTGCAGCCCATTTTCATACGGCTCATAAGGTCATTCGTGAACTTATACCATAGCGTGTCCATGCGGTCACGGTTCATTGCTTCCTCAATACCGGAAACCATATCATCCGCATACAGCAAGCTTTCACAACGTGTGGCGCCGGTCAAGCCGCCATCAATAGAGCGGCAAGTAAGCGTTTTAAACCGGTGCTGATTCCGTAAGTCGAGCGTTTCCTCTTTTGAGTTTGTGTTTACCAGCTTTGAACCCGGAAAGATGTCTTTGTAAGTGTATTCATCATCTTTAATAAGCTGCAGCACGCCAGTGTAGAAAGAATTTGTCAGCTTGTCTGCATAAGCGGATGCCAAGCAAGGCATATCAGGATGTTTTCCAATCACCCATGCCATGAAAAATATACCTAGAGTGGTATTGTGCGTAATGATGTAATCATCCGTCACATAAAGCTGTGAGGGGTCGTCAACCATAATGCACTGGCACTCTTGTTTTCCAACATATTCCACCCTGTCAATGAATTTTTTGAATACTTTCCGCTTAGGAGAAAACTTATTTGCTTTTCGTGGCAAGTAAAACGGATGTGCAGAGCTGTTGAATTCAATGACAATTCTGTACACCAACTTGCCAAATACTTTTTCCCCTGCTTGATTTCTGTAATAATTTCCGTGCTTTTCTTTTACGTTTGCTTTGCCACCTAAAGAACGCACCAATTCCAACATCCCATCTCTCAACATAGGAGAAACGGTTGTGTATTCTATATCATTTCCGTCTGTATAACCATCTGTATCAAGCAACCCGCGTAAAAGTTCCCACCGACTCTATGTATCCGCATATTGATAGTCTTGCGGGATAAACTTTGTTTCGCTGTTTTTGCCTATGAGTCCATAATGTAAAAGTGCTTGTTGCGTTTTGGACTTTATCATATATCCGTGGCTGTCACGAACAGTGTTATCCACTTTGCAAATATTGTATCCATATTTTGAAGTCCTTTTGTGTAGCGTATCCCCCTCTGGAAGAAGGCTCTTTAACCTTTCAACGAGTTCCGGGTCTGCGCTTGTAATATCAAGGTTTCCACTAGTAAGGCTTCCATCCCCAAGCAAAGCGCCAACAATATACGGATGAAGCATAAGATCTCTATGATGAAATTCAACAGGGCTTACGTAATCAATGGAATAGTTATTACGTTTGCCATGTTCAACTCGCAAGTTTTCCATCATATCTTGAAGCTGAATATCTCTGTACTTATTCCCTCTAACCCTATCATCACGGGTCTGTACGTGCCAAATGTGTTCTTTGCAACATTCCGTGGATGTTCCATCGTTAAACACAACACGGTATACGTCTTTTACGCCTTGAGGAAATACGCCGATAACATTGCATTCGTTTCCAGAGCCGGATATAATTCTATCTCCGACTTCTACATTACCCATCTTTTTGAATCCGGTTGGTGTCAACACCTTGCAATACAAAGGCTGTGCTTTGCCAGCGCCCGGAGGAACTGAAAGCCCAAACCGCTTTAGTTTCCCATCTTCTAAGTTTTGCAAGTCTTGCACGATTGGCCGCAGCACACGCTCACGCGGCGGGTAGAATTTCTTGTCAGGTTCCCTGTTCCTCTCCATATAAATCAAGTAGGAGTGGAAGTCATACGGAGCTGCAAAAAGAAATGTCTACCAATATTTATCTGTGTAGTTCTGCATCTGCACCGGTTTTAGTCCCTTTGGATTGCTCAAAATGATGTTTAGCGCTTTTCGCAGCCCCTCATTCTCCAACAGTGCCGCAGGCATATTATTTTCTTTGTGATAAATTGACCGCAACGCTTCTCGCTTCAATGCCAATTCAGGCGCATCCATATCGTACATATGATATTTGACGTCATGTACCAGTTGCTTCTTTGCCCTTGTATAATCTACTGCCATAAAAAAAGAACGCCTCCATATTGGTAGGCGCTCTAGGCACTCTATTTTTCTATTTCTTTCTTCCAAGTGGTTCATCCAGTATATCAAATATTGAGCAGCCGAGTGCTTTTGCTACTTTCAGCAAGGATGATATTGACGGTTCACACACGCCGCACTCAATTTTTGCAAACCATTGTCTTGTAACTCCGATTTTTTCAGCGGCTTCCCTGCCACTCATTCCAGCCTTTTCTCTAAGCTGTTTTACTTTAAGCCCTATCGCTTTGGACAAGAATTCGCTCCCTGCTTGTTTCATAGTTGCAACTCCATTCTTCTTGAATTATATCATGTTAATTTGGAGTTGTCAACTAATAAGTGTTGCTTATTTTATGAATTTGAAACGGTTATATGAATATATATGCATAAATTTATGAATAATTGTATTTTGCGTTTGTTTTTTGAGGGTGGTGAGGGACGTCCTCCCGCCGAAAGAATAGGCTTGAAATAGGGGTACGCCCTGCATCTGTCAGTTGAATGTGTGCGTGCGACTGCTCTGTACCGGGCAAAAAAATAATTGAAAAAATATGCAAAAATCTATTGACAACCAATGAGTTGACGACTATAATAAATCATATAATCAAGACATACAAAAGCAGCTGCCCCGGAAGAACCGGAACGGCACAACTGAAAGGCGGTATTGATATGACATTGATTAACGCGTTGGAAGAGCTGAAAGCGAATGGTGTTACAAGGCTGGTTGGCATGGCAGGGATAACCGACATTGACACATACATTGAGCATGCCACAGAGAACCATAAGAACGCCGTAACGTACGCCGCCAAGGGTATACAGACTTGGCAGTACGAGCTTGACCATGAGGACGATAGCTACATAGTAGATATGGCAGACGGACATCACATCATTGCCACACACTACGGTACATTTGACATGGCAACATACAGCGACTACGAAACCGAAGAAGAAATGAATACGGCATTTGACGCATGGGAAATCGCGCAGCAGGCCGCAGAAATTGCAGATGAGAAAGTAAAGCAAGGCAGTTCGCTCCCCCGTGAAGCATGGATACTCGTTGCCACTGCCGAACTCACTGCGGTAAGAAATGCCGCTGCAGCAGAGTTTGAACGCACATACTGCAAAAAGCAGCTGCAAAGCGTGCAACGTGCGCAATAATGCAATGGCGCGGTAGCCCAGTGGAGGCGATGCAATGGGCGGCGTATTGCTATTAGTAATAGCACGGATGCTGCTGGGACTGATTGACAGCATCCAGCAGGAGCACAAGCAGCGCAAACAAAAGCGCGGGGAAAAGAGACAGCATAAGGAGAACGGAACTCAACAATTAGGGCTGTGCAGCACAATGTACCGTGATATTGCAAATGATGCAGTAGACACAATGCAAGCGCTAATACAGTCACAACGACAGCCGGACGACAAACCGGCAGGAGGTAACACAATGAGGACAGCTATCGCAACGATTGACACAGATGCAGGCACAATGACTATCTACTATAACGGCAAGGGCGAGGCACTCACAGCGGAGACAGCAGACGGCAACACAGTAGATGAGTGTGAGTACACAGCACAGAGCTTGCAGGATGCGCGTGACGCGGCACGCATGATGTGGGGATATGATGGCGGCAATGTATGGGGGTATCAGGAGATTGCATAAGCACAACGTTCCAGCGGGTTACCAGTGTAGCCCGCTTCCATTGCCCCTATTTCAATTCACGCTCCCGCACAGGGAGCGACACAAAAAAATAAACGCATGAAGCACAAACAGGAGGAAAAACAAATGGAGCGTTACAACATAACAGCGGTCAAGGATAATGACATAATCTATTTGTCGGTCATGGCTGATTGCCATGAGCAACACATCTGGAGCGAGGACATCTTGGTAGGAGTATCTAAGCGGGGTGCAAAAAAGCTTGACGCCTTAGCCGAGGCCGGATACTCAATGATAGATGATACTCCATACCGTCCTAAGGTTGTTGGTTGGAGGTAGGATAAACACCCCCTGTGGGTGCTTTTTTATGCCCAAATGTTGGTGTATGAGGACGGCGCAAAATTGCGCAGTCATACATTTAGCAGCCGCTGCAGGCTGCTTTTTTATTGCCTAACCGTCTGCCCGTGTTTTGCTATGCTTTAATACAATGCCCTGCAATCGATTCTAAGCCGCTTTTATTTGAGTGCGTAAAGTTAATTATGAGCGTCAAAACGTTGCACAGCGGCTTTGCAAGCCTGCTTTATTCGTGCCGTGTAGCGTTGTCCACATCTCATTCAGCCGAATGCAACTTCATTTTGTCTGTAAACTTTCTCTTATAATTCAAATTCTCATTCCAATTTTCAAAAATTTTTCGCTGAATTTTTTCTTTCACAGCGGTTCCTCTTACTGCGATTTGCTCTTACTGCAAAAAGCATGCTTACTTTCTCCTGCATATTCATTCGTACTGGAAAGCACACTTATTTCTCAATGCATACAGGCTTACTGCCTGAAAAGTCTTGAAAGTGGCTTATTTACTGGGCTTTTCTAATTATACAAAATGAGCATTTTGGATAATATGCAGATTATATACAGAAAAAGCCGCCCAAACAGGCGGTTTTATTCATTTATGCAGTTTTTCCTAGCAAGTTAAGGATTCAGCAACTTACTGCATCCAAAAAATCTATGCAGCGGTATACATTTTCCCCTCCTCATGCTCTTTCCCTTTACAATGTTGCGCGTACGCATATATTACTATATATAATATATATACAGTAATAGTGCAAGTTCTTGCATTACTTCGGCAGGTTACCGGCAGCAGCTAATATCTCACCATCATCCATATCCATGTTTGTTCGCGGCGCTTCCAGTGCAACTTCCTGCCTATCAGTGTAATGCATGGTCGCTCCACACTTGTTTTTCAGCATGAAAATTGGCAATGCTGGGTTCCTCATGTTATAACCTTTTGAAAGGGTCGCTTGCTCAAGCAATCCCATAGTTGGTGCCATTACATCTTGGTAAGTCAGCGTGCTATAGCTTTCCTTTATAATACCTTTATCTATAGCTAACGAGACTTTCATAGAACTTCCAGCGATTATGCTTTCTTGCTTTCCATTTTCCTCTGTGTTCGTTTTTTCTTCATTTCCGGTTAGTTTACCGCTATCACTTTTTTCTTCGCTTACAGACGGTTCTAGCACGTCCTTCTTACTTACTGGCAAATCATCAACAATGTAATGCGTTTCTGCAAACCTATCCACTTTATCCTGACTAACAGAAGAAAACACATATTCCCCTGTTTCTGCATCTGTCAGAGTGATTACTTCAAATGTTTCCGTATTCCTTGCATAAGACAATAAATCATTCTTTGATATGTTCAGATACAAAGCCAAAGAAACGAAAGACGGTACAATGTTTTTTTCTATCGTCCATTGTTCAAATCCCTGTATAGATGCAGCCATCTGTACTGGGTTCTCGAATGTCTTTCTCCCCATTCCTCTGGCTACACTCATAATCATTTTGTCCGTTCCTAAATTTAGTGGAGCATTTTCTCCTCTTTGTGCTATACAAGTTGCATTAACCTTTGACTCGTTATCTGCATGTCCTTTTCTTACTATGTACCGGTCTGTATCATCTTCCGGCTTTTCACTTGGTAACTGTCTTGTACTGACAATGTCCATGCTTTATTATTCCTCCATTTCAGTTCTAACATCTTCGTCTGCTCTTTTTACTCTGTTCTTCAATATCCCTGTAACTGCAAATAGAAATATTCCTCCGTCCCCATGGTCTTGACTCAAAAAGAATTCTTTTGCTGCCGCTTCCAAGTCACTTTCATCAAGTCCTAGTTCTTTCATGCTCTTTTCAATTTTCAGCATTGCTGCTCTACCTGATGCTGGGTTAAGTACCATTTTGCTTCCGGTATGTTCTTTGTATAGCTTTGGATACGTTGACTTTACGAATTTTACTACTTCATTTGAAATCCCATTGAAAATTTCATCGTCACTGGAGCTACATTTATTAGCTCCGGTGCATTGTAAGTTTTTTAATTCATAAGTACAGTTATTAGTAACTAGTGCTTCATTTTCCGTTTTCGCATTTTCCGTTTTCGCGTTTTGCATAAACGGAGAATGTGGTTTCGGAATTTCATCGTTTTCTTTGCTATAAGCGTGGTCGTAAACATCATACTCATATCCTGCGAACTTGCTTCCATCTCGCATTTTTCTGCGGACTATGTAGCCTTTCTCAATGAGTTCCTTGATTCCTGAACTGATTGACCGGTTACCGTCTGAAAATTCGGAAGCAATCGCTGACTCGTAAAACTTCCAGTCATCTGGCTTTGCTAGCATTTGAAGCAATATGCCTTTTGCCTTTGCCGATAGTGACTTGTCCTCAATGAATGTTTCTTTCAACTGAATGTGCAAATAATTCATTGCGCTATTCTTGCTGTGATGAATCAATCTGCTTTTCCTCCGCTGACTACGTGAATACGAACAAATGCAGAATTTAGAAAATACCATATTTCCTTATGCTGCTGGCTGTTAAGCAACAGAAAAGTTTCTGCTCCTGCTTTAATGCTATCAATAGTGGCAAGGCCACATTCAATCAGCCCCGATATAAGTGTAATACACGTATCGTCATTCTCTCTGGAATATTCGGTTCCGGTCACTTTTGTGTACGCGTCCGGATATGTATGGTACACAAATTCTTTTATTTCAAGCTTCACCTGTGGGTTAACTTTTCCCATACCGTTGTTCCTTTTGGCCTGCTGGTTGAAACCGTAAATTGTGTTGTTCAATGTGTTTCATCGCCTTTTAAGTGATTAACTTTGCGGGATTCGCTAACCAGATACTTCCCATACTTCTTTTGCAAATGCTGCATTTGCTCTTTTGTGACGACTGGAATGTTTTCAGCTTGTTCCTCTGGAACTATGAAAACATGATTCTGCGCAAGCTGTTCCATATCCAATTCGCCACAAGGAACTCCATTAATCATTGGCTCATGCTTTCCCTCAATCCATTCAATTCCCATTTCGTCACAAAGCTGTTTCATCAATTTTTCTTCGCGCAAAATCATTTCTCCTTCCCCCCTGATTGCTTCCTGTATTTGATGTTCTTAACGCTCGTTGTCATCCTTCCTTTCTCAACTCAAACAATCTGTCAAAGTTTTCTCCGGGTGCGAACATAGCAAATGTTCCACCATCTCTTACTGTCAAATGCTTCAGCACTCCTGCATCAACCAATCTCTTTATTGGGAACTTTTGGAGTGATTGCTTTTTCATTCGCAGAGTCGGTAAATCGTCAAGAATTTTCTGGTACTGAATACTTTTATAATCAGTACCATGTGTATTAAAATACTGTCTGAACCATGTTGCAACTGCTAAATCATTCATGGATAGATTCAATTCAAAAGCTGTCTGTTGGTTCACGTTTATTCTTACTCTTTTTCGCATTGTTCACCGTCCATTTTTGCACCGCACTGCGGGCAGTAATGCGAACCTGCAAACGCCAACGGATTTATTTTTGTGTTTGCTGGCAAGTTGTTATTCCTCGTGTGGCAGTTTGAACAAAGATAAGCACCGAGTCCCCAATCAATTCCGTCTTTGTCGTACTCCCAGTGTGCGTGTACTACTGGCGCATATTCACTGGATGCAATCTTTCTAAGACAATTGATTGCTGTATTAATGGCATCACAATAATTAACGTTGTTCCTGATATCATCCAAGCATAGCATGTAATTCAGCAGTTTAATTGCTTCTTTCGGTGTAAGGTCAAGCATTATTATCCTCCATTTCTGCCCTCAAAGTATTCCAGCCGTCAGGGTCATTTGCAAAAATTTCTCCGAAATCCGTTTCGTCGCCATATTCAAAATAGCGGTGCATATATTCTTGACATGTTTTGCACCAATAGCACCCATCTACGGAACCATCCTCCGCATATGCAGCACTAACCATTTTCGATCCGGCAGGATATGCCTTTCCACATCCGAAACAACGGTGTGGCTTTCGTGTAGTTCGTTCCTCCCAATGAAGAATTTCGCTCATTTCTTTTCCTCCTTTACTTCAATAAGTTGGAATGTAATAAGCTCTAAATTTTCTTTTCTGCGTGACCTTATAATAGCCTTTTCACAAGTTCCTCTTTTTTCCCAAAACTTATGACGAGGATTAGTAATATTGCTTACAAGTTTCCCTGTAATTTTGTCACGGGCACCATAAAGATACATCACGTTTTATTCGCTTCCTCCTGCTCCTGTGCCTGCTGAATGTAATGATTCACAAATTCTGAAACTGGGCTGTCTTCCACATGCGGAAATATTCCCATCTCCTGCAATTTGTGCATAGCATCAATAATTGATTGTGATTCCAATTCCAATGCCTTTTTCAGCGTGGCAATCTTATCATCTTTAGCAGACTTTTCAAGAATCAATTTCACAATCTTGTCTTTGTCTGCTGGGTCGTACCCATTCTGAATAACGGACTCTTGGATCATGGAATTTGCTCTCCAACCTTGATTCTCCTTTTGCAGCCGTTCCACCTCGGCAAGCAGTTCAGGAACATCGGTACGAGAATGGGCGATAAATTCAGCATCTTCATGTTTGAGCCAACATTCACGACCTTTTACGTGTGATACAATCGGAGTATAACGAGCGCCACGTGCATTTTCATGTGAATTTACAATTTCATCTTCAAATGCAATCCATTCTCCTGCTGTTGCTTTTTCGCACCGTGCCTTGATTTCTTCCAGATATTTAGCGTCCATCATTGTCCCTCCTTTCTATAATTATCAATCGCTTTCTGTGCTGCTTCCTCAAAGTTTGGGAAAGGCTTTGAAAGCTGCACCAGCAAAATGATTTTATCTCCTGTGTCCGGCACAATTTGAACCAGTTTCATCTTTACTGTGCTTGCCAATGTTGCGACTATGCTTTCATCTGCGCAATTTGCCATCACCAGATAAATATGCATCCGGTTTTTACGCATAAAAGAAACCGATGTTTCGTTGAAAGCATTTTTATCCATCACAGCCAAATATTGTCCGTTCCCTTTTGGACTCTTGGCCATTTTCACGTCGAAAAGGATTACTGGATTTCCGAACTTTTTGAACCTTTTCTTCTTGCAAAACTCATAAGAAATATCCGTGTAATCATCCCCATAATTATTTTTCTACATATATATTGTATATAATTTGAACGGATTTCGTCACTGAAAACCCATGAACAGGATGTGAAGTGGTAAAGAAAAGGCACCCATTTCTGAGTGCTAATTCATTACCACAAATACCATTCGTAATCAACATACTTCTGATATCCGCCGTAATTCGGAATATTTGAAGTGTGCCTGATTTTTCTGTTAGTTGTGTTTTTCGCAAGTGACCTGCATCCACTAATGTACATTTGCTTCAAACGGTTGTCACTGCTATAGATGTAATAGCAGCCCTGTGCCTTTAGCTTTTCAATTCTATGCTTGTCCTCAACCGTTCTTGCATGTCCGTTGCCCTTCTTCCAGTGAACCATATGTGCCTCCTTTACGGCGGATGAATGTGTATGTACCGGCTCTTACTCACAGCTTCTTGCCGCCATGACGATACGGTCTTGACTTGTTGTAAATATCTTTCTGTTTGACGATTGATTCCATGTCAATGCCGTTTTGCCCTGCCCAGTCCAAAATGCGGATAAGGCAATCAGCCATTTCCACGGCGACTCCATCCGGTTTGCCTGAATTGTGTCCTGTACCATCTTGAATCCAATAATAATTTGGCTGTCCCTCTCTGTACGCCTGCAACGCTTCTGAAAGTTCGCTGTGACAGAGTGCCACAACTTCACCGAATGACGGTTCCTTGTCCGGCTCGTGCCATCCGTGCTCGGTTGCTGTTTTGTTTACTTCTTTAGACCATTCTGTAAGATTCATGTATTATTTTCCTCCATATATTTTGGCCTGTACCACCACACCCACCCAGCCAAACTATTCTACTTTAGAAAGGCAAATCCGAGTCATCCGGCAGACTTTCAAAGTCGCCCGAATTGTTGCCTTTACTGCGCTCTGACTTTGGCTGTGTAGCTGCCTTTTGCGGAGCGGGTGAACTGTTACCACCATTGCCTTTAGAGCCACAGAATGACACGTTATCCGCGACAACTTCTGTTTTTTTACGCTTGTTTCCATCCTTGTCGGTGTATGTATCTGTGTGCAAATGCCCCTGAATTGCAATCATGGAGCCTTTGTCAAAGTACCGACTGATAAATTCCGCTGTCTGCCGCCATGCTGTGCAGTCGATAAAGTCTGCTAGTGAATCTTTCTTCATACCGTCAACGGCCAGTGAGAAACTGCACACTGCAATGTCGCTCTGCGTGTGACGAAGTTCCGGGTCTGCTGTAAGTCTGCCGGTCAATGCTACAACGTTCAAATTACTCATTATTATTTATTACCCCCAAAATGTTTTAGTACACATTCATGTGCGCTGTGTGTTAGGTAATGCGCGCATGAGCTATTCAACTTCATCCGACTCTTTTTCGATTGGCATTACTTTGTCGAGATACCACTTCGCTTTTTCAAGGTCTTGCGTACCACCTTTGTCTTTCCATCGAAAAAGATACTTGATAGCGTTACCGATGCAGAATCCCTCAAATCCATTACAATGTGCCACTGCTGATTCAATAGCATCAATGCACTCGACTTTTCCTGCATTGTATCGGTCTGGATGATTTACTTCGCTCATTTGTCCATCACCTCATAATTTTCTTTTGGAAGCAGGTCTCCCAATCTCAATTCTTCATGGCACACCGTGTCAACGTGCTCCCAAAATATTTCATCTTCCTGCCGCTCATCTGCCATCTGCACGAACTCGTTCAAAATGGTTCTGCATTTCTCTCCGTCAAACTCATACTTATCACGCAGAGCCACGCAGAACATTTTCATAGTGCGTCTGGCCGTGTCCTGCTTAATCTGTTCTGCACGCTCGTTTACGTACTTTTCACACTCGCGTGAAATTGTGGATTTCAGCTGCTTTGACGGTCTGTTACATATGTTTGCTTTCAATGCTTTATCACCTACTTTTTATTTGCATTTTATGTGCTTGCCGTGGCAGCCCAGTGCGCGCCGCTGGCAGAGATAGCAGGCGTTGTCCGGCGCGGTCATGGGGTAGGCTCCTTTTTAGCCTCTCTGAATCCCAAGAAATACGCAGTTGAATCTTTAACTGTTTCATAATTAGCGCAGCTTGAAGCATCTGTGCTTTCTAAGTTTCCGCAATTCCACGCAGAGCAAGCGTTTATATGTATACATTCGGAACACGTTTTCAGCGGAATGTGCTTTTTCCTATTCATCCCTTTTCACCTTCTTCCGGCGGGCGGACGTAGGCTTTCCGGCCATCTGCTAATACATCATCCAGCCATTCCCACCCGTGCGCAAAACCAACAACGTAGCGATATATTGGTTTGCCATCATCGTCAGCATCAACGCCTTTACGTCCAAGTATCCCGTACCGATTCCACCCGCTTATCCATACCGACTCCCCGTCCATCTGCCGGAGCTGTTCCAGCGTCAGTGGTTCGTTCGGCTGCTGGGCGCGGCGGTTCCATGCTTCTGCTGCTTGGATTTTCATGGAGTTTTCTATTGCTATCGGGCTAGTAAAAACGGGTGCCGCTGCTCCACATTGTTCACAATCGTAGCCAACAAGTATGCATTCCTGTAACAACTGCTTTCTGTTATAACGTGCTTCCCCACCGCAAAACGGGCAAGGCTTCAATTCTTCACTCATTGGTTTCCTCCTATCGTAACTCGTTGTAAATTATTATGCTTAACTTTTCTCCCAGCCAATTCAAACCTTCGTGTGTAAGCCAGCAACTACCTTTCCCATCATCTGCTGCATAACCAGCGTCAACCATCACTTTCCACGCTTCATCTAACTTTTCTCCGCAATCAAAGTAATTCCGGTACGGCTTGTAAAACGCTTTGCCATGCCGATGATAAGGCTTCTTATAGTCAAGTCCGATGCAGTGCTTTGCAAGTTCAATGTACTCACTTTCAGGCATTATTTTCCTCCTTCGGCGCTTCCGGCAGTGGCATCCAATATAAAACCGTGCTCATTAAACGCCCTCCATCTTCATATTTAAATTCCTTTGATTCCTTACCAAACTTAACTGGATATACATCTCCATCTTCGTCACAGATAATAATAGGAATGAAGATATCTTCGGCATAATCTGGTAAATCTTCGTCAACTTCCGGCAGCCTGTCCTTAACGCTAATCCAGTGCGGGACCTGCTGTGCCAGCCGGGTATTTTCGGCAAGCGCGGCTTTGAGCTTGTCCCTGTAAGCATCACGCTCGGCGGCAAGGGATTCCAGTGCGTCGGCGGTAGCAAGATTCATACGTTCTGTGTAATCCATCACGGTTACCCCAAATGGACAGTCTTTCTGCCCGGTAACGCAGGTTTCACCATTTTTTGTTTTCTCGGCACACAGGCGCATTGCCTTAACCAGTTCTTCTACGGTCAATTCTTCGCTCATTATTTACTCGCTTTCTGGCACTCCAGTGCCTTAATCAGCGTCGGAACATCCATCATTGAATCAAAAATAGCGTTCACAGATGCACCTCTTTGCCTTGCCTTTTCAAAGCGCATCTTTATGGCAAGTAACTGCTTTTCATCCATTGAAAGCCCTCCTGATTCTTCTCCAAGCGCATTCAAACCAGCTATCCCATGCACTGCATTTGTGATGGTCGTTGCACCCTGCATTCTTAATTGGACACGTTGCACATGGGTAGATACTCTCAATCCACTCACGCAATTTGTTTTCCATTTGGTTCACCCGCTTTCGCATCAATCCATGTAAATCTCTGAAAATCCCCATTGAACGAAAAAGGTATTTTCCCAATCCTACCTTTCTTGTTCTTAACAATGCACAAGTCGCGCTTGTCCGGCTGCTTATCATCATAGTTAAGCAACATGATTGCATCTGCGTCCTGCTCAATTTGTCCAGACTCTCTTAGGTCTGTCATTTTCGGGTCTGCAGCACCGGCTCTGTTTAACTGTGACAGCGCAACAATCAATACGTTATCTGCCTGTGCCATTGTGTGCAAGTCAATAGAAATGTTTGTTGCTTTCTCCACGCGGTCTTTACCGTAGCTTTTTAGCAGTTGCAAGTAGTCAATAAAGATAATGTCATATCCTTTTACAATCGTTTCTGACCGTACCTTTTCAACACTCCAACCAGCCGCTGGAATCACCTCAAACTGCAATTTCATGAAGCTATCGCCGGATTCCGTCATAGCAATGAAATCTTCATCATCCATTTTGCCAGTTTGAATTGCATTGTAAGAAATCCGTGCATAGTTTGAAATCAGTCTGTCGGCAACAGTCTTTTTCCCGGTTTCCAGAGAAAAATATCCAACCTTATATGGCCTATCGTTTTTCTTTGGGTTTGCCATGTGCAGCATTAGCTGCAAAGTGAAAGCCGTTTTGCCTGCGGACGGTCTACCACCAACGACTACATAGTCTCCTTTGTCCATAAATATGTAATCATCCAGCTTTTTGAATCCACTTGAAATATGATGTTGCTCCCCTTGATGGTCTGCCCGGTGCGTAAAATCAATGAACAATTCTGCGGCGCTTGACGCTTTGGAGTCTGACCGGTCAACAAACGATTTTGTAATTTCTGCCGCCATCTTTCGGCAATCGTCAACTGGTGTAGACTCGTCAATTCCAGAAAGCATATTAGCAGCTTTCGTGTACGCTTCCTGCTTCTCTGAACGTTCTCGCACTTGCTGAATGTACTCTGCCGTATGACTAAGTGTGGGTACGCTTTGTGATGCCTCCAAAAGCACTTGCCTGTATTCTGGAGTTAGGTGTGACATGACAGTGACAAAATCAATCGCCGTTCCTGCTTTGTAAAGTTCCTCACAAACGGAATACGCCGTGTGGAACTCTGGTACAAGAAAATCATCACTTGACAAATGCATTGCAGCAAGTGGCATAGTCTTTTTTGAGTCAAGGAACAGTGCGCCAATAACTGCCTGCTCTGCTTCGTAATTAGGTTTCAAGGCAGATAATCACCTACCCCAACTGTACTTTTCGGTTCTTCTTTCTGACGATAGCTGCTGTAACCGCCATTGTTGCTTCCCCCTCTGTCCTGTTTGCGCGACAACCATGAATTTGCAAACCGTACAATGCCTTTTCTGGTTTTGCGCTTTGTAGGATTTGAGTCAAGCCAGCCTTTCATGTTGCGTAATTCCTGCATTACATCAACCGCCGGATACAACTGATACCATTCGTCAACTTGCTTTTGCGTAACGCCAAACTCCGATTTGTCATTCAGCATAAGAGTAATCACAGGCGGTTCTTTTGACTTCTGCTCCGGCTCTGCTTCGGATAATTGTGGTTTAGATTCACAGTTTGCAACGGCTTTGTAGTCATAAAGCGTTACTCCACTTGCAGTTCGTTCGGACTTTTCAAGCAGTCCTGCATCCGTCAAGGCTTTCAGTGCGGAAATAACTCCCTGCCTGCTTCCTCCGGTGCAGTTCTGCAAATAAGTAATGCTTCCGCTGAACCGGCTACAACCGTCTTTTGAAAATCCATAAATGATTGCATACACCTGCAATTTCAGGCCGGACAGATGCAGCTTACTAATCATCCACGAATGGATAATGAAAAATGTTTCCATGTTTTCACCTCACCATAGAGAAGTTTGCTCGGCTTCTGTAACGCCTTTGCAGTTGCGTACTGCCTGTTGATACCATGTAGGCTTTAGCTCCACTCCAACGGCTCTGCGCCCATTTTGCAGTGCTACATACGCTTCACTTCCGATTCCCATAAACGGCGTAAGAACTGTGTCACCTTTGTTTGTCCACAAATTGATTGCACGGCGAATAACCGTAAGTTGTAAAGGACAAATATGCTTTTCATCCTTATCATCGCGGCAAGATGAAGCATTCAGCGTGTCAGACGGGTTAATGTCCATCCAAATTGGGCTTGCATATCGTTGCCATATTGCCACTGGAAACGACTCGTTTGTATGAGTCACACGCTCTGGATTGTCACCGGGCTTACGCATTGTGACAAGATAGTCTGGAATGCCTTGCCTGCTCATGCAGGAATCTTTTTTAATCTGTTTGTGCAATAGTCCCAGTGCTTTTGTACGCTGCATAGCAATCACAGGGTCTTTCCAAATGCACACTTCGCTGTGATAGATAAATCCTGCCTGCTGAAACAAGCGAATCAGATCTCCGCGAAAATCTTCAATTCCAATGTATCCATCACGTTCTTTGCTGGTAGGCAAGTTCATACAATGTACGCTCATAAGTCTGCCGGGAATAAGCACCCGGTATAGTTCTTGGACAATAAATGCAAACTGTTCAAAAAATTCAGCTTTTGTACGGCAGTTTCCTAAATCTCGTTCGCTGTTGCTGTATGTATACAGACTTGCGAATGGTGGAGAATAAATTTCAAAATGTACACTGTTTGACGGGATACCGGTCAACACTTCGCAGCTGTCGCCATTGTAAAGTGCCATTCTATCATCAATGTACTGGTCTGTTACATTCATGCTGCTCCTCCTAACCATGCAGGCGTTTCCATTTTATCCGATGCAACGTAATTCTCTGTAATTCTTGTGGTTTGATGGATATCTGCCTGCAAAATTGCTTTTGTATACTTCACTAATTCATGAGTCATGTGTTGTGCATTTTCCTGTTTCCGCTGAATGTTGGCTTTTACTGCTCCCTCTGCTTCCGAAGTAATAACGTGAACATCTACCGGCATAACTTGTCCAAATCTCCAGCATCTCCGCACAGCCTGATAATAGGCTTCAAAAGAATCTGAAAGCCCTGCAAATATGACGTTGTGGCAGTTCTGCCAGTTCATTCCGAACCCGCACAGCGACGGCTTGCTAATAAGCACGCGCGCTTTCCCGTCTGTAAAATCAAGCATTGATTGGCGTTTGAAATCTGGACTGTCAGCACCACATACTTCTACTGCGTCTGGAATCAGCTTTTTCAGTTCGTGACTTTCATCGTTCAAGTCGCACCAAATCAACATCTGCTCACTCATGCTGTTTGCAATATCTGCCGCCGTTTTGCAACGGCCTTGCAGCGATTCTCTGCGTACTTTTCTCCGCTCTGAAAGTGTCTGCGTTGCCTGTGCAAATAAGAGTTGCTGACCGTCTGCATCTACCATGTTGTTTGACTTCACGGTATCCTGAATGATGTTCAACGGTGGCAGGTTGTATCCTGCGTCGTCATATCCCAAATCTGCAGGAGAAGTCATGCAACAAGCCCATGATGCAACCCACTCAAAAAACTTTTCTGTTGCGTGGCCTTTCAGCCGCCAGTCTTTCGTACTACCACCATCATGTACAAAGAACGTTGCAAGCATTTCTGCGCGGCTCATAATTCCTAAGAATTCTGCATGGTTGCCAAGTTCCGTGAAATCATTTGGGGACGGTGTCGCAGTACAGCATAGCTTGTATGGAGTGCTTCTGAACATTTCAATAAGAGCAATTTTTGTGCGGCTGGAAAAGTTCTTCAAAATGCTGCTTTCGTCAAGCACCACTCCTACAAACTGTGAAGCGTCAAAATTTTCCAACATTTCATAGTTGGTAATGTTCAGCAGCGCTGTGGCTGCATCCTGTGAGCGACAATAATTTACATGATATCCGAACTTGTTACCCTCGCGTACCGTCTGACCGGCTACAGCAAGCGGTGCAACAATCAAGATTTTCCCGCCAGTGTGTTGTGCCACTGCGTCAGCCCACATAAGCTGTTGTATTGACTTTCCAAGTCCGCAATCCTCAAACAGTGCAGCTTTGCCCTTTTTAAGCGCCCATGCAACAATATCTTTTTGCCAGTCGAATGCTTTTGCATTAAGAATTCGCTTTTCAATATCAAATCCGCAGACAGGAGTTGTAATCTGCTTTTGCTTTAAAAATTCGTAATAGTCCACTGTAGCACCGCCAATCAGTACGGCAGATTTGGTGAGCCAACATAATCAGGACTATCAAAGTCAGGCACGATTTCTGCGCCCTGCCTGTCTGTAAGAATCTGCTTTACGGAAAACGTGTTGAAATACCGATTTCCGTATTTGTGCACATTGTAGTCGCACAGTGCATCAAACCATCCGCCAACTTTGAATGTGCTGCTGATAACTTCCGCAACGTCATTCCATGCAGTACAATACAGGTGCGCACCGGGAAAGCGTTCTTTCGTTTCTGGATTTACCTTTCCGAAAGAAGAAACGATAAAGCTAATGCTTTTTCTCCCGCTGTCGTACTCTTTCATCTCTTTCATCTCGAAAATCTTTCCATGAACAATGCAGGGGATGCCTGCCGCCGAGCCGTCATACATGACTTTTCCGTTATTGGTAATCGTCATATGCCAACGCGCTTTTTTCTTTATGTCAGCCATTATTAACCTCCGTAATCTCAACTTTGACTTCTGCCACTTCTCCGTATCGCTTCTGTACCGAAAGATTGACTACCTGTGTATCATCTGTATAAGCGACACCATTCAAAGCGTCCAGAACAATTTTTGCGATATTGTCCGCATCTGGTTTCTTCGTGGGGTAAATGCACCCATTCAAAGCATCCGCTCTCCTTGCCTTTGAAAACGACTTAGGAATTCCGAATACCGATTCAATGCAGACTGTGACAGGCTTTTTGTCCGTGAAAGCAGGCTGTGCACCATACTTTAATTGATAAGCTGTAACAACTTGCTTCTCATAATTTACCGTCTATGCAGGCGTATAAGCGTGTCCACCTCGTGTAAAACGCGGTCTGCCTTTTCCAACCGGCTCACCAGAAACAGCAAAAGAAACGCTCATTCGTTGGCACCACCATTCGCAGCAGGCTTTAACTGTTTAATTATCAAGCTACCATCCGTATTGATTCCAATAAGAGTATTGACATTTTGAAATTCAGAGCCTATACTCTTACCATAAGTATTTTTGTAACCGCTGTTCTCGGTGTCACCAGCACTGGGCGCGGTTTCTTTTTGGTCTGGAACGTAATTCTCTAGGACGACGTACGCTGAATCATCAATATAAATTACTGAACCTACTATCACACCATAGCTTCCACATCTTGAGACTTTTAGAATATCTCCATTTTCATATCTGCAATCAGCGGAGTTCACAATCTTGATGTATTCCCCCACCTTTGCATGTCGTTTTACCTCTCGCACCTGTGACGGTTCCTCAAATTTCCAAAGAGTTGGAATTTCAATTCTAAATTTACATTCGTCCTCTGACTCTCTGAAATATTCGCAACCAGAGCATCCTCTTTCAGAACAGTAATCGTGCATTTCTTTCAACGTCATATTTGGATTAAGTTTCATATAACCTCCGTATTCCTCCCACCCACCACGTCATAATTTATTTGTTTAGAGTGTGCTTTCATCTAAATGTGTAGCTTTCATATCTGCAATGTGTAGCAGAAGCGCAAGCGGGTATTTATCGTAAGCGTCGCCCTCTGCAAAGCAGCCGCCGCGTACTGCATCATCAAAGCCTCCCATGTGCCAGCGGATAGCAACCGCTTCATCAACGTGCAACCGCATGAACCGTTCAATGAGGAACACGCTCTTTTCGCCATGGCCGTATGGAAACTGGTCTGCAACCTGATAAAATGGCTGTTTTTCCCACTGCCCGGTTTCATCATTCTTGACGTTTCGCATAGACACGCTGTAAAAGTTTGCTTTGCACACATCATGCAGAAGTCCACAAATTGCAATGGATTCAGCGTTCATTTTTGCATCATCCGTGTTGGAAAGTGCTTTCTTTATGTACCAGTCGTACTCATCTGAAAGTTCGTGAAACACATTCAGGACGTGCTCCACAAGTCCACCCTCATGTGCTCCATGAAATCGTGTGCTTGCCGGTGCAGTGAAAAAGTCGGTTGTTTTCAGCCATGCAAGAAGTTTGTCTGCACCCTGCCGCTGGATATTGGCGTTGTATGCTTCAATGAACTTGTCTACTGATTCGCTCATTATTCCTCCTGCGATTCAAGAATGGCAGTGAAAGACTCAATCGAATCTGCCGGAACTTCATTCAGCGTCTTTACTCCGAATACTTCACAAGCCTTTGCGACCTTTCCTCCACCGTACTTTTCAAGCATTGCATTCTGCTGCTCTCCGGTAAGAAACTGTTGTGGTGCTTCTGGCTCGTCATTGTCAACATAATCAATCGTTTCTTCGCCGGTGTCAAAGTCTGTGTCAATCTTCGACTGGTCTACCTTAACTGCCGCCTGCATTTCGGTGCTCATTGCTCCATAATGGGAAATCAGATATTTCAGCACGGTTTTACAAGCCATTGCATCAAAATCGCTTACCCACGGGCTTTCCTTGTTACCAGAGCGTGAAGCACTTGTGCTTGCACCATGCGTCTTATAGTACCGATAGCCCTGTGAGAACCGTTCCGCATGTTCCTCAACCTGCTGCTTTGTCCAGTAAATGGTTTTGGAATAGCCATTTACCGTCTTGAAACCGGCAAAATATCCGATTGTTTCTTTTCCAGAGCGCTCATTTTCTGGCAGCCATTTGATAATTGGGTCGCCCAAAAAGTCACGCCCCTCAAATTCTCCCTCTTTGACTTCCATTGCATTGATTCCGGCATACTGGCCGGAACGAACTGCAAGCTGTGTGATTCCCCTTGCTCCAATCTGGAACTGTGCGGAATAACTGCCATCCTTGTTCTTGTAAGGTACTGCCCAACTTTGCCCCAATGCAGGGTCGAACGCAAGGTTAAGGGAAGCGGATTTCAGTGCGCAGGAAAGCAGGCTGTTCCGGTCGCATTTTTTCAACTGATAAGAAGAACTTGCAAGCTGCGTCAATGCGTTAATGAACTGCGGTGCACGTTCACCCAGCATACTGTGAACATAGGAATTGATAGACGGCTGAGAAAGGTATTTGCTCATGGAGACAATCTGTGTGTTTGCCATTATTTGTCCTCCTTTAGGCTCTCACTGATAATACTTGCTCTTTGTGGAACTCAATGCCCGGAATTTCAAGCGTTGGATTCAGCCTGTGCAACTGCATGATTGCTTTTGCGTCCACTGTGCGAATGGCAAAACCGTTAATGTATGCTGGCACTTTTGCATCATCTGTCACGGCCACGACTTCCTTTGTTCGCGTTGAAACACCGCTGACTTTCGGCTTTTCCACGGTCACGACCGGCGTTACTGTACTGATTGTTTCAGCCTGATGCATCTTGATTGCGGCTTCAAGTACATTGCCTGACTGTTCTGCTTCCGCTGCTTCTGCAAGAATCTTGTCCGACTCCTGCTGTGCCAAACGCTGTGCTTCTGCTTCTGCTACTCTGCGCTTTTCATCCTGTGCCTGCTGATATGTAAGCATTTTGGCTTTAATAATGGATTCTGCATGGTCGCAAATATCAGTCATTGCTTTGCGTTTTGCGGTAAGTTCCTTGTGCGTTTTGTCTGCCGCTGCAATGGCAGGCTTCCAATAGTCTGTAACCTGCTTCTTTGTACTCTTGACCTGCTTCAACAGGTTTGCAGCAGATTCAAATTGTTCATTGTCTGCAATGGAAATGCCCTGCGCCGCCTGCACCATCTGGTTTGTTTCCTGCTGTACGGTCAATTCAGTTTCACTCATTCCACGTCCTCCTTGAAGTTGTGGATTTGTAGGCACGCAAGAAACGTGCTGAAATCCGGTTTAAGTTCGTACCATGTGTAAGTGCCATCCTTTTTTAGATGGATAACGCCCACCTTATGAATTAAAGTGCTGTCAAAGGATTTCAAGCCTTCTGCATATGCCGCAAGCTGAACCGCCCACATTTTCCGGTGTACTGCTTGTGTTGTCTTTACATCAGCAAGAATGTTGACTTCTCCATCCTGCATAATTAAGTCACACGTTCCGGAATACATAAAAGCTTTGTGATAGAAACGTTTTTCGGAAGCAATCACTTCTAGTGAGAAGTCATGCTTGAATTGCAAGTAAGCGTCAAAGTAAGGCTTGCAATCTTCATCCGCAGACTTGAACCCGAACTTCTCATACTGCTCAATGCTTCTATGTACTCTGGTTCCCCTGTCTGCCGCTTTCTCCATTGTCATAGGTGATATGTCTGTGCCGTACACTTTATCGTGAAGTGGCTGCATCACCTGTGTAACTGACGGAAAAATAATGCCGCCCATTTTGTATTGGTGCAACGCTTCATCAAATTCTAATTCCATGAATGCACCTCGGAGAAGAACAAGCAATCTTACGGTTGGGCTTGTCCACATAACGGCACCATACGCAATGCTTGCACTGTGCCATCTTTACATCTTCTGCAAGCAACTTTTGGGTTTTCTTGCGCTCTGCCTGCAAGTTCTCTCGCAACATCCCGACACGCTGACGCATGGGAATGTCAGGATTCATTACCCGCAATAAATCTCTGCATCTTTCGCAGAGTTCCACTTCTCCATCTGCAAGCGGGTTGTCGCAACATCTGCACTTGTTATTCACGCTCTCCCACCTCCACTCTTCTCTGCAAATATGCAACGAACATATCGCACTGCGCTATCTGCTCTTTGTAATCGTCAAGCACTTCAACAGCAAGCGGGCGGTTGAAATATGTAGTAGCATCAAGCCGTTTCTTAATGGAATCGCGCTCTTTGCAAATGTCACAGCGCTTTCTCTGAACCCGCACAATGCGACTTTGTAATGTTTCATCTTTCATGTTCCGTACTTCTCCTTCACATAAGTTGAGAAGTCAAATAGATGTTTCAGGCAGTAATCAAACATGACTTCTTTTGCTACGTCTGTGCAGCAGGATTCTGATTGTAGAAGTATCTCTGCTGCCTGTACTTTTTCAGATGGAGTGAGATTCCTCCACAAAGTCTCTGCAAATTCTGAACCACTGGTTTTTATGTATTCCGGCGCATACTGTTCATAATTGGTGCGACAGTAATCTTGCAAGCAGTCATTGCACACAATATCATTTCCAATAATCGTGTATTCTTCGTTTCTGTCAGCTGGAATCATACCTCCGCACATACAACATTCAAATGTATACGGCTTCTCTGTTTCGGTAGGAAGTTCGTCAATCATCTTTGTTCACTTCCACAATTTTTCCGCTTTCCAAACGATAGAACGTATCTGGCTTGATTTTTTCACCATCAACTTCTACGGCTTTCCATTCCTTAATTCCGTAATCGCTATTATTTTCTTCACATATCACAAGAATTGCGCCTATACCGCCTTTAGCTTTAACTCCGTTGCCACGGACAAGACCAACTCCATTCTCTCCAACGCTGACTGTTCCTCTAGCTGTGGCTGCACCGGATTCACCTGCTGTGGCTGCACCGGATTCACCGGCTGTGGCTGCACCGTAATTACCGGCTGTGGCTGCACCGGATTCACCGGCTGTGGCTGCACCGTAATTACCGGCTGTGGCTGCACCGTGATAACCGGCTGTGGCTGCACCGTGATAACCGGCTGTGGCTGCACCGGATTCACCGGCTGTGGCTGCACCGTAATTACCGGCTGTGGCTGCACCGTAATTACCGGCTGTGGCTGCACCGGATTCACCGGCTGTGGCTGCACCGTAATTACCGGCTGTGGCTGCACCGTGATAACCGGCTGTGGCTGCACCGTGATAACCGGC